AGTCAGGTTTTCAATTCGACCTGTTACGCCGAAGAATTTACGCCAGCGGGCATATTCCACGCGAACGTTAGTCGGGTTCAAACCGCGTTCTTGTGCAATCGGCAAGCATTCGCCAATGGCAGCCGGAGAACCTTTGCTTTGGGACACTTCGTCAAAGATTGCCCATGCTTGACCGCACAAAGTTTCAGGTTTTGGACGGCGGATACCGTTTTGAATCGGCATACGATTTGCTTCTTTGGCAGCTTTAGCAGCTTCCTTAGCTTTAGCGGCTTCCTCTGCTTTGGCAGCTTTGGCGGCTTCGCGTTCGGCTTTGGCTTGCTCTTTGGCGGCAGCTTTTTCTGCAGCTTTTTGAGCTTTTTCAGCTTCCTTAGCGGCTTTTTCGGCTTCTTTCTTAGCCTTAGCTTCTGCTTTGGCTTGTTCTTTGTTGGCGGCTTCTGCTTGGTCTTGCAGTGCTTTTTCCATTTCGTTTGAAACGCTCATGATATTTCCTTTTGTTTGTTGGTTAATGAATGGTTGTTTTGTTTAGGAGTTGCCAGTATAACCCTAATCTCAAGTGACGTGTAGATTTTATTTGTAAATTATTGTAAACGTTGTTTCTGCCATTTGCCAAGTTCGTTTGAAGCACTATTGCGCTTAATCCCATCCTCTTCCAGCACGTTCATAATCTCTTTGCGTAACTTGAGAACTGTGGTTAAATCTGTCGGTTTGCCAGCCGCTTCCCACATCTCGTCAGCTTTATCCCAAATTGCATCACGAACGCCTGAACTTCTAGTTTTAAGTGTCATTTGGCGATACTGCTCGCTTTGCTCTATTTGCGTTATAGCGGGCGTTTGTTGCGCGGTAGGGGTAAGTGTAGGGGCGGTTGTATTTTGCGCCTGTGGCGTTAACGGCGGCGGGCTGGTGGGCTGTTTGCGTTTAAGTATTGCGCCTTTAACGTATTTGTAAGCATGGTTGTCAGTAGGACGAATCACGCTCGCTTGAAGTTTAACCTCTTCTTCATCCACATCAACAACGGGCATAGCGTCAATATAACCACAAAGAACGTCCTCATGGTTCTCATGCAATTTGTCCGGCGCGTATTTACGAACCATCATTTTCTTTTCCAGTTCTGTTAAACCTCGCACCGCTGCAACAGTATCCGTAATTTTAACAAAAGACTTTGGAATTTCAATATGTGCAAGGTTAAACAATACGGAAGTTTTAGGATGTTTGTGTAAAATATCCAAATTTTGCATATCAATAGAAACAAACATAATCTACTCCTTATTTGCTAGGCGTTTTCAATTCCTAAAGGGCAGTATTCAAATTTTTCAATAAATTCGTTAATCGGGCGGACAAATGTGCAACCGCGCGGATTCAATTCTTTGTAGATAGCCATTGTGGTTAATGTATCCTCCTGGATTGCTTCACCGAGATATAAATACATACCGCCTTTGTAGTGCTTGTATGTCGAAAGAACTTTCAGCGGCGGCTTTTTGGTAATTTCTTCAATTACATCATGCAAGCTGTTGCGGTTGCCAAGATACAAAGGTTGGATAAATGTTGATTTACTCATTTTAATTCCTTTAGAACGGGATATCGTCAATAATTAAAGGTTCGTTTGGAGATGTTGTAGTTACGGTATAGTTCTCAGTGTTCGGGCGGAAACCGTCGTCTTCGTCCACACCGAAAGCCGTGCCATCAAAACAGGTTGCGAGAATTTCAGGATACTTTTTGTTAGTCCAAACTCGCAAATGAGTTGGAACTTTCAAAATGTTAGTCATTTCCAAAGCCTGTTCGGTTTTCTCGGGAACAGGAATGTCCGTCCTCGCTCTCCACCAATCACGGGCTTTTTTACCTGCATAGTTAATATGCTCGATGCACACATATTCCGAGAAGCATTTATAACCACAATAATAGGACACTTTCATCATCGGCGGTCGCCCGTCCTTACGATGCGTTGAGTATGCAATATGGTCTATTTTAAACACTTCCACAATAGGCATATCTCCTTTAATAAGCTCTTTGGTGGACGCACCCTGCTTCAGTTTGGTCTCAAATGTAAACTCATGGTCGCATTGCATACCGTCTTTGTCCACGCCTGTACAAAATCGAACAGAAGCGTGTTGCCAAGTTCTGCATTTAGGACATTCTTTTACAGGTGGCGGTCCAGATTTAGACCCTTTCTTACGAGGAACGACAGGGTCGTTAATTGCACCCAAGCGGCGAGTATTATCCGCAAAGTCCAAAACTAAGCAGTTTTCTTTTCCAGGACAGGGTCTAGTACCTCGCCCTAACATTTGCACCCATAATACAGGAGAAGCCGTTGGACGTAAACACAAGATTAAGTCGATAGGTGGATGGTCGAAACCTGTGGTTAATACGCCGTTGTTCGTAATTGCTCGATATTTACCGCTTTTGAATCCTGCGATAGCTTCGTCGCGCTCGCTGTTGCTCATTTTACTATGCACGGCTACGGCGGGAATACCCATGTCGTTTAAAATGTCAGCTGCGTTTTTAGCGTGTTCAATCCCTGCACAAAATACCAACCAACTACGTCTGTCTTCACCCTCTTCGAGCGTTTCTTTAATCGCCTGGACGGTAATCTCATGTTTATCTACTGCATACTGCAATTCTTTTTCGATAAACTCTCCACCTCTCATGTGGACACCATCAATATCGAGTTTGTAGTTAGTGGAACGAGGAATTAACGGTGCGAGATAACCCTCTGCGATAAATCGGTTGAAACATTCCACTGTGGTTAAGTCGATACAGATATCCGTAAACAATGGCGGGCTTTCAGAACCGTCTTTTAAAACTTTACCGTCTGTCAACTTACCATGCCCTAAGCGATAAGGCGTGGCGGTCAAACCTACAACTTTAATATACGGATTAATTCTTTTAAGTTCCCCAATGAACTTTTGATACATGGTTTCGTCATTAGGACTAACTAAGTGCGCTTCGTCAATAATGATTAAATCAATATGTCCAAACAAATGCGCTTTTTTGGCAACGGACGCAATACCTGCAAATGTGATTGGCGCGTGTACGTCCTTGCGATTTAAACCTGCGGAATAGATTCCAGCAGGTGCAAAAGACCACATAGCCATCAGTTTGGAATAGTTTTGCTCGATAAGTTCCTTAACGTGCGTCAACATCATAATGCGCTGTCCAGGAAACTTGTCATAAACGCTTTTGAGGAATCCGGCAATCACAACGGACTTGCCCGTTCCGGTTGGAAGTGCGACCAAAGGATTTCCTGTTTTACCGGACATAAAATAAGACCAAATAGCGTCCACGGATTCTTGTTGGTAATCTCGAAGTTGCATTACATTGTCCTTTGACTGTAATGTTCACATCCTGTTAACTGTAACTCTTTGGAAAGTTCTTTTTCCCCAAAGTCGATATTGCAAACCCATTTACCATCTGCAACAGGTTTGGAATAAGTGCAGGTTCGACAGTTTTTATCAGGTTTTGCGTTAAGGTGGCAGACTGGTCTGTGGTTACAAAAACGGCATTTATAAAATCCAGGAGACTCGCTTAATCGTTTCGGCGGTTCTGATAACCACACAATCTTATGAGCGCGGTCGATATACTGGTCTGCAACCTCTGGATTTAAGGTTACAATTTCAGCGTGGATTTCGTCCGTGTTTTTGTTCACCGCCATATAAAGGGCGACAGCCAGACCCATCTTACGCATATAAACGTTCATTTGAACGTAATGTTCCCATTTTGCTTCACGGACACCTTTGGCTTGTAACTCTTTAAAAGATTTTTCTGAATGTGTTTTAAATTCCAAAAGGCAGTAAGTGTTAGGGTCAATGTCTGGAACGCCCAATGCAACACCGTCGCCTGAACCACCAAAATGTCCCTCTACGTCGGAAATACGAAATTGATTACCGTTTGCGTCTTGTTGCCAAACTTGGCAACCAATCATCAGAAGTAACGCAATAAAACGTCCCTCTTCCAAATGCCCACGATTAAACAGGCGTACCATACGTCCGTCAAATGCGGATTTAGTTGCCCAGAAGAAATCATACCAGATTGAGCGGGCGCATTCTTTACCAATAAGGGAAGCACCCATGTGTCCGCGATGCCCGTCATTACCTGGACGGTAAGCGTCGCCGATATGTGGTAATACTTGTCCTAACCACACTCGATATGCACTTCCTTGATCCTGTGCAACCATAGAATCAATCTTGTGCATTGTCTTTTTAGCTAGTTGCATTTTGTATCCTTAAATAAAACAGGCTCGCAAAAGCAAGCCTGTCTGTTACATCACTTTATTGTTGACCTTGTTGAGCTTGTGGACCCCACGGCGGTGTCGCGGCTTGGCTTTGAGCAATAGCAGCAGCTTCTTCAGGTGTCACTTGAACGTTATGTTGCTGTTGTGCGGTTGCTTGCGGTGCGGTTGGTGCAGGCTGTGTAGGCTCGTTGTTTGCCCATTGTGGAGCAGGCGCGGCGGGTGCAGGCTGTGCGGGTGCAACAGGCGCGGCGGGTGCGGTTGCTTGCGGTGCTACGGGTTGCGCCCATTGCTGCGGGGCATTTGCGGGCGGTTGCCATGTGCCGGCGGGCTGGGCTTGCGGTTGCGGTACAGCAGGGGCAGCAGGTGCAACGGGTGCAACAGGCGCGGCAGGGGCAGCTAAAGGAGCGGCTACGCCTTGTCCGTTACCAGCACCAACGGCTTTATAACCGGAAATTTCGTTGGACGGGTCATATTGACCTGTTGGGTCGTTTGTAACCTTAACGCGGATTTGCATCGGCAAAGCATGGAGTTGCGAACTGTCTTGAACATTCAAAACGTTGACCGCGTGGCAGATTGTTGACAGTTGTTTTTGGGCAATGTCTTGTGCGACAGGGTTTTGGTTACGCAGGTTCAGACGGGTAAACACTTTACGACCAGCATATTGACCGTCAATAATGTTGAAACGCAATGCCAAGTAAGCACCGGAACCGTCGCGAGTAGGTTTCATTTCGGATTCATCAATAACGGCGTTATACCAGCCAGCCGGAATCGGTTCAAAAGAGGTATCAGGTTGAATTGCATTAGCGTCAAAATTTAATGTTGCCATGATGGACTTCCTTATTGTTGAGTCGGTTGACTCATGATTTTCTGAAAAATTGCACCCAAAATCGGGGCTTCCATTGGATCCAGTGCGCCGCTTCGGTCTTTAGCTTCGTATTGCAAGTCGGGCTGTGTTTGCAAAAACCGGAAAGAATTACCTTGTTGGTCTTTGTTTACCCCTAAACGGAACACTTCGTCAAAGAAGAAAGGTAATTGATTACCTAACTTACTTCCGGGCATCGACGGTAAAAATCGAGTAACCCCAGATAGTTCGTCCTTTTGCGGTTCCATTTTAGCCGCAAAATAGACATTTTTGTTTGGCAAGTCGCGGAACAAGCGAATCAGTGTTTGCATTTTTTCCAGCAATTCACCATAGGCTTGTCGAGGGTCTTTTACTTGCCGTTTTGCGTTGTTAAGAACAACTTCAGCAATTTCTGAAATACTGTCCAAAGCGATTGTTGCAAACCCTTGCGCTTCAGTGGAACGTGCCGCCCATTCGTAGGCTTCACGCAGGTCGTCCACCGTGCTAATTTGGATAACAGGTATGTGGTAAGAAATCCACGGATTGCCCGGACCAAACAAGCGTTCCAAGTTTGCTTTACGGAGAGACAGCAAACCAGATTCTGCAGATAAAAGAATTGGCGTTGGACAGGTTGCTGTCAATACGGTTTTACCCATACCAGCCGGACCGTAAACCAGACATTTAACGCCGTTTTGTGCGGAACTTTCTTCCGCTGTGGTAAATTTTAGTGCCATTATTTTCTCACAAATTGTTCGAGTTGTTTTGGAACTTCATTAATGAACTTCTCAAGCATTTCAGTTTCGTCCGAACCAATTTCATTTTCACAACGAATTTTAAAATGCTCAATCGCTTCTAAGGTTTTACGTTTACCGCCTTTTGCAGCATAAACGGAACACAATAAATTAATAGTGAACGGAACTAATGAATCTCCTAATTCATTAAGTGCATATTCTCGTAACTCACTCTGGATTCTCTCGGAACGGCTTAACAACATTTCTTCTTCAACGTCCTCGTTCTCAATCCTTTTAAAAATTGCAAGTGCAAGTTCGTTGTTTGTGAATTCCGCCTCGCGGCGCATTTCCTCAAGTGTTGAGTTACTGAAAATCATTATTGTACTCCGCCTGCGGCGTTTAAAGCAACAACAAGCATATCAAAGTCCTCGTCCGGACCGAGAAGTTCTGCTGTTTGCTTAACGTGTTCGTAGTCCATGTCCAAGTCTTCCGCTAAACATTCCAAATACTCTTCGCGGTTTGAGTAGCCAGCTTCAATGTATTTGTTGTCGGTTGAGTCAATGTCCAAGTCCTCGCGGATACCCTCTGCACAAGACATAATTTGTGCCAAAAACCAGTCGAAAGACTCTGGACCGTAACCCGCATCTCCAGCGAGTTTGTTAATATAGTCGGCTGCTTCTCGCGCCTCAATATTGCTGTGGTTATTACAGATGACGTGCATAACTGCTCCTTTATTTAATAAGGTAATTGTAGTTTTGTTCCGTTTGGATTACAATTACCTTTACACTTCATTACATATCTAATTTATCACGAAAACCAAGAAAGACTGGGAAACGCGGGGCTTCTTTTACACCAATGAGAAAGGATTTATATTTAACAATCTTTCCTACAAGTGTCCCCTCTTTGTGCATATCCCAAAGTTCTTGGCGTGTTATTGCATCAAAACCAGTTCCGATTTTGAACGTGATACCTGTTGTGATATCTTTAACCACAAGTGCGCCAAGTGTATCACCGCCGACTTTACCGTCTTTATGGTCTGAGCGAACAGTATTGCCGAGTGCATCGAGTGTTGCTTCATTGTGGTTATGCAATAACTCTTCCGCTTCTACAATTTCAGCTTCTGAGTCTGCAAACCGTTTTAACTTCAACAAGTATCCTTGTTTAACCGTAGAACGACCGTATTTGTACGGGGCGTCGGGTTTGCGAATCATCACGCCCTCAAAGCCTTCCGAAAGAACGCGCTCTTCAAACCAAAGAAGCTGTTCTTTGTTATGCACAATTTCATGCGGAAGAACACGGACGCGCCCTTTTGTTTGTTTGAAGCAACCTTTAACTTCCCAAGAGGATAAATGGTCGAATCGTAAGTGATACGGGACTTCCGGGTTAGTCCAATAATCAAATACGAAGTATGTAAAATCAGGTTCACCGTCCTGGGACATAACCCCGCTTGTAGTGTTCTGCATACAGTTTTTGTCCACTGGCGAACCAACAATTAATTCACCGTCCAAACCGTTTAACAGCGGAAACTTAGAAATCTCGCTTTGGATAAACTTATTAGGAATTGGTTTTAGGCTTCGACTTAAAGCCTTTCCATCTTTTATAACCGCTCGAATACCGTCGAGCTTTGCACTTACTAGCACCGGATACTCCAATTTTTCCAGTTCTGCTTCCACTGCCAGCATTGGTTTTAAATCTGCCATTTTTAAGACCTTTCTTTTGTCTTGCCTGCTTTAACGCTGCTTTTGCAGCACTATCACAATGAGCATTAGATTTACTTCTCGCATCCTCTAAATTGGAATGCCCTTTAACGTGTTTAAAACTAATCTCAAGGTTAAACTGGTTCTTCAGTAACCACAAATATTCTATTGCTTGGTTCTCCTTTTCCTGTTTAGGAATACGTTCTCCTGTAAACGCGCTTATAGCCGGAATGCTATCTAATTGTACCAGTATAGAATCGCCTTTGTGAATCAGGAAACATTTTATGCCGTTATAAATGGCGTCTGCAACGGCAAGCATTTCTGCTTCACACGCGCTGACAACGTCAAACGTATAAAATCCACTTCCTGCTTTTCTACCCCGCCCGCTGGCTATCCAAAAACCATAGCCTGCGGAACGGGTGCGGCTGCAATAACTGGCATCAGTCATCACAGTAATAAACATTAAGAACCCTCGCCAAAAGCACGGTCAAGTTCTTCGTTCATTGCGACGTAGTATTGCGGATATTCCGTTGTGGTTACTTTACGCAAAACATCCGCAACAGCTTCTTCACCGAATCGAGGTGTCAAACGTTCCAAGCGGTCCACAAACTCGTCTTGACATTTAAACACGTCTTTCCAGTAGTCGCGTTCGCTTTCGGTAAGTTCATAAGCCTGCGCTTCTTCGTTCCATTTATGTTTTAAGGAACGGTCCATACCGTAAGCCATAGCTTCAGAAATATCTTTGTGTTGAGGACTTTTTGCGGTCAATTCTTCCACAATACCGTTAACAATCACTTTCATTTGATTACCTTTCTATTGTTTAGTAAAGTTTTCAGCTTCCTTTTGAACGTCTCGCAAATACATATCGTTCAAAATTTTTGCTTCCGGGGTTAAATGCCATGACAGCATCATATTCAGCATGGCTCGTAACCGAGTTACGAAAATCTTGCTTTCTTCTAAGTTACCTTTCTCGTGCAAATGTTGGACATAGTCCTCAAGTGTGGTTAACTCGTTAGCAATGAGATAGTCTGGTGTACGCGCTAAAGCACCAAGCATAACGGAAATACCTTGTGGATGGCTCATAACGAACTTTTCCAGTTGCCCCGCTTCAAGTTGTAAATCCAAAGCGGCAGCAACCTTTTTGTCCATCATTTCAGATTTGACAAAGGATTCCAAGTCCTTTAATTCTTTAGCGTTCACAGAACTAACCCTTTCAACTTAATTTCCATAGGTTTTAAAACTTTGACAATACCGTGATTGACGACAGAACGAGAACTTACAAACCCACTAGTAGTTTCCTGTCCATACACACCTAAATTTGCGTAAATGTCATTTTTAGCAAGCTCGTCCAAAACACTGTTCAAATTGTCAACAGCGGTTTTCAATTTGTCCGCTAATTCTTGTTCGTTCATTACTCTACCTCCAAATCATCAATTAAATCTTTTAACATAAGGCTGACTTGCTTTTGGACAACCTTGTGCATATCCTTTTGCAACTCGTCCCACCGTTTGTCAAACTGTGCTTCCAGCATAACGTACTGTTGCAAAATTTGCCCTGCCAAGCTCAAATGGATAAACGGATTGTCGTGTCCAATACGTTTATCCGCAACAAAAAGAATGCCACAACTTAAAAGTTTGTTGTAGTGCTTCTTGGACGTGAGATACTTTTCACCGTTAAACTCAACACCCTCTTCAGGGAACGTCCGCACGATGTATTTTTCGCCCCATTCAAATGACGCATTAATATCAATCATTATTCCGCCTCTTTAGGAGCAACAATTTCCAATCCAGGCATACCGTCTTTAATTACCAAAATTTGGTCAAAGAGTTTGGTTTGCTCTTCCGACAGTTTACGGTAGACCGACAGTTTTAATGACGGTTTCCATTCCACAATATCGTCCAAGCGAATACCGGCGGCTTGCAATTCCGGTGTCAGGCTGACCATTGCACCTTTATCAATAGTACGGTTAATTACCCGTTTGCCGTTAAGCGTGTAACCACCCTGCAATTCGAGTTTGTTCGTACCCTCATGCGCTTCTGCAAAGTAAGCGGAAAAAATCTTTTTACGCAACTCGGATTCGCGCTCTTTGAGTGCTTCCAATTTTAATTTCAAATTGTACCACTCATTGAATTCCTCTTGTGTTACGGTTACAAGAGGTTTACTGTTTAAAGACATAATGTTAGCTCCTTTTTGGTTTGCTGTTTAAGTGTGGTTATAATAACCCGTAAACCAAACAGATGCAATGGTCCATATAGGTTTACGGGTGTAAAGTTACGTTAAATAAAACGGTCTAAATCTGGCTTGCTGTAATTCTCGCCTTTTTTGATTTTACCGTTTTCATCAAAGACTGGCGTACCGTTTTCGAACTTAGACCAGTTACTGCGGTTCACTTCGGAAAGAACACCGATTGGGTCGCCTGTCAGCTCGTACAGAACACCGATAGCTGTAACCACAGTATCAGCCAAAGCGTCGACAACTTCACGTTTGCGCTCTTTATCGTTGAGGATTGCTTCCAAACATTCTTTAGAGAAAGATGTTTTTGTTTTCCAACTGTCAGCTTTAACTTCCAACAGGGAACCTACTGTGGATTTAACGTCCTGAATTGTGTCCGCTGCGTTTGCAAACTCGCCCATCTCTTCATAATGGCAACCAATTTGGACAAGCAGGTCGTCTTTGGTCGGGAACTCTTTGGCACGTCGGAACCACTCGGCAATATTTAAAGCAACGTCATTTTGGAAGCAGAAAGATTGAGTAACTTCTTCACCAATGTTACGGAACGTTATCGCTTTTTCTTCACCAAATTCTTTAAATGTTCCAACATCGAGTTCTTCAAACACGAAGCTGTGCATAAACAGATTTCTGTTTTTATACTCTTTTACCAAGTTGGTTCCGATTTTTGCAAGTTCACTTATGGATAAACCCTCGTATTCAGGAAAGATTCGTACCAAGTATCCCGACGCTAGGCATAAGTTTTTTAGCAAAATGGATTTTGCTAAAACGTCCGAACCTTTTGCCAGATAAGACTCAATAATAGAACGAGGAACCATTGGAAAATGATATTTCGCTTCAACAGGATTGCTTTGTTCAATTTTACGTTTAATTTCGCGAACAATTTCACGTTCAACAGGATTAGTGTTGACAGTGTCATTAAGGCATTCAAAAACACCGCGCCAATTTGAGGACGTTACAAAATAAGAATACTTACCGTCATCATATTGTGTCATCGAGTTAACACATTGAGTTCGGTTTGTCAAACGATACTCGTTAAAATCTGGTGCGTTTTTCAAAAACCCAATTTCACTTTCACTACCGATGACGGCAACTGTGGTTATTCGAGTGCCTTTAAAAATTGTATCTTTTTCAACAAGAACTTGCATAATATTACCTTTCGTTGATTAAAATTCCACAAGACCAGTTAGGATTTCAAGTCCTGTGTTAAAAAATTCGTGTTTGCAAAAACGGCAATGGTCGAGATATGACGCATTACCGTTTTTAATATCCATATCTACTTCCGCCCAAATGTCCTCAAATGCTGCACGATTATCGTAACCGCCGTGTTTCATGTAATAGCCGGAAATCTTTAATGCTTTTTTGATACGGTGCTTTTGAAGCCGCCATGCGAATACCGAAAACATCATTTTAGCCAGTTCGTCTGGAAAGAATGGTAAATGAAAACGGCGTTCCACAGGTTTATGATGACGCACCATCGCGAACATAACGTTCAGGATGCGGTCTACAATCGCTTCCTCTTCATCTGGTTTGTCCATAATGAGTGAGTCCAAGATTTCATCCGGCGTCATTGTTACGTTAAAAGAAGGATGACCCTCAACATCACGACCCGTTGTAACCACATGGTCACGGTAAACGAGAAAGTTCCGTATAAACCCGATTTGCTCGGCAGGCATGGAAATGTTGAACGTAACAATACGGTCTAAACCAAACGTGGTATCCAATTCGATTTTAACGGCGTGTTTCATCTTGTTTACCTTTATAATTCCAGTTGCAATCCATTGCATAACCAGCGTAAACATCGCGGATTAAACATTCGATTTCACGACCGTCATCTAATTTCATCCGCTTATGTTTAAAGCCGTAATAATGCAAATCATTACTTACACCATTCCCAACATCCTCAGGCGGCATTTCAGGTTCACAAGCAGTCAAAAGCACCGCAAACGCAAGAACGAGATATTTCATTTTAAACTCCATAATTTGTCAATTCCGACATAAAGACATGAGGACTAACATAACCGTCCACTTCGTTGTGAAGGACACCACAATGATTAAAAGCAACTACCATCGCAGGGTTACGCAGTTCTTTAAGTTTGTTCAAAATAACCTTTTCAGGTTCATCGGAAGCACCGCACCAACACTGGTAAACGGACAAACCTACCATGTTTCGGAGTTCCTCTTCAAAATTCTCACTTTTGAGAACTTCTTCAATTTTAGATTCCGAAATAAACGGTGCATGAATAGCACTTTTAGTGGAAATACTTTTATTCAACACTCTTAGCATTTCGTCCAGAAACAGACTTAACACTTTAGTAGTTGAATGATAGGCTTCTGCAAAAGACTTCAAGAACCAAAAGCTATCAGTAATTAATAAGGCATCAGTGTTCTTCATGTTGGTACAGTAGGACAGTTGCTGTCTCATTAAGGACTCGATTGCGAGTAACTCGGAAGGACTTGCTCCCACTTGAAGCGTAACTTTACGATGTTTGCCGTAGTAACTGTCCTTTATTACTTTTACTTCCATGTGACATTATTCCTTATCCAAGCGTTTGTAAACTTCGCCACCACAAACAAAATGTACTAAGTAGACGAGACCGAATGCAACCGCGAAACCTGCAATGTCAACTGGGCTTACCGAATCCAGCATACGGTTAAACAGAAATACGCTTGTAGCGTACACGGCGAATAAAACCAGACTACGAAAAATACCTTTAAGCATTTGTTGCTCCTTGTGTTTAAGTGTGGTTATAGTAACCTAGTTCTAAACAGATTACTATAACCTTTACAAATCAATACATTACACATCTAATTCCTTGCCAACAACGTCAATCATACGTTGAATAAAAGGTTCCAGAAGTGCAACGTGTGCGGGTTCGCATGACTCAACAGCACTTTCGAGATACTCTTTGGCACGGCGCATTCCCAATTTGCTTTTGCAATCCAGAAGCAATGTCGCGTAGTGTTCCAGAACATCACACAATTCGCCATCAATCAAGCTAATAATAGCCTCATCACGTTCACGGTTGAAATCTTCAATAGTCTTTTCCATATCATAACCCACTAATAATATCAATGTTCAGTATCCGATAGCATTTACCGTAAAAACTGTAATTTTTAACAATGTCCACAGGCTTACATTCCATAATAAAGCCGTTAGCTATCAAACTTGCCAATGTTGCGTCCAATGCGGCATTACTACCTCTTGGATACTTAGCATAAGATGTAATGCGAGACAATCTGCGGGACAAATAGCTACGCGGTATCACGCCGTCCACTTGCATCTGAGGTTTAATACCGTAACTATCCGGAAGCAACTCGCGGAGATACTCAACCATAATGGACAACATCTTACGCTCACGGCTATCATCGGACAAACCAATATCACCGTCCATAAGTTTTTGGCTCATGGTTCCGATGTCTCGTCTAACCACAGTAATAGCCCAGTCCAGATGTTCCTTAGTGATAATCGGCGTAATCCAGTTATCCGCAACGGCAAGCAAGGCGGAAAGTCGTGCAACCTTTAACGCCGCACGGTTCCACATTTGTCGATAGCTTTCATCGTCCGTCTTGTTAATCTCGTTGTCGCATTCTAACTCGAACTTACTCAACATCTCCGCAGCTTCCGCGGTTTTATCCACAGGCTGTGAAGTTCTCATATTAAGTAAGTTTTGCGCTTGGAATGCGAGTTTAACCAGACCGTCTGTCAAAGCCTCGTCTGGAGATGTCAAAGTCTTGTTATTCATTGGTGGACGTTTACCGTCGTACTCAATAATAAGGAAACGGCTAAGGAAACCATCTTCCATCATGCTAGGTGTCAAGGACTGGTAGAAAGTATCAGGTGTCGTTTCGCCTATCATACTATAAGCAACACCACTAACGGACGCGATGTTGTTATCCTTATTCGAGTAACCGATACCACCAACAACACTTTGCGGACCAGATTTTTGATACAAGTTCGTCATCTGTGTTCTAAGTGTGGTTAGCGGACCGTCTTTAAGGTCATCCGACAAGCGTTTGAGCTTACGACCCCATTCACCGCTGACATTCACAAAACTAGGGTTCGCGGCAACAGCTTTCATTAACGCCGGACCGCTGGCATAGTCGGTAAAGTCAACAAAACTATGGAAAGTCGGCATCTTTTGGCTGGCAGCAGCAATTAAGGAAGAGATTCCCGAGTGCATGGCTTCCTTACCAATAGCACTTCGTGCGATAAGAACGATGTACATATTGAGACCGGATTGTGGAATGTGCCACGCTTTACCACAGATACCCGCCAACAATCCTAAAGCTGACACAATAGCAACTTCTTTGACAGGGCGCGGTGCAGTTTGATAGATGTACTGTGCGATTCGCCCCGCAAACCCTGGACACCAACTCAATCCGACTTTACCGCTGCTTACAACTTCCGCGCTTACAGGGGCTGCAAGGCTCGCTACAACGGGGGCGGGGGTAGGGGCTGCTACAGGTGCGTTTTGCCCTACAACGTGCAAGGCAGGCTCAACACGGCTGGGCATTGGTGCGCCCTGTATGTTGGCAATGGCTTTAGCCGCTTTTTGCCGTATCGCCGCCGTAGCGTCAATGCTGGCAACCAGACAACTCAAATCCACCGCTTGTTCCGCAGCTTCGCGGCTGCGAATCATTTTCAGAGTTCGGTTCAGATACACATCGTTTTTAACAGCTTTTTCACGCTGTCCTAATGCACTAGAACGGAACAACCGACGGCACTGTTCATTACTTGGAGAGTAGAACGTAAACATAGACATCAAAGCAACGTCTGCTTCTGACTGACTAGGATAACCTAGCTCATGCCAACGTCCTTCGTACAACGCCAGGAACTTATCCTTGTTGTCTGCTTCCGCCGCCATTTGTAGGATATACCAATCGTCATCGACAGCTTCCAGTTCCTCAAGTTCGATTGCCGCGCCACGAATAACGTCCATCTGACTCGCCATATTGCAAGCCATTTCATTCCGGTCTGCAATAGGCAAGTTCTCGACAACCCTACCTGTGGTTACAATAAAACGTTGACGAGAATATATCTCAACGTTACCGCGTTTACGACCTGCACCAACGTCTGCTCGAACCCAGATGTGCAAACCTTTACCGGATACACTGGATTCAGTATAGCTGGCGTAAGTTTTCATCATTCTGTAGTACAAGTCGTAATCTTCTTGTGTCGTCCACAACTCCGGATGGTCTGGACAGTTCTCTGCGTCCTTAACATCCAAGTCAATACAAGTATAAGGGTCGTTTTCCGAAAGGATAAACCCAATGTTAAGACCACGACTATAAGCAGCTTGGCAAGCGTCTTCAAAACGCATCCAAGTGTTAGGCTCATTTACGGAAGCATAAGTCACCTTCCCGTTAACCACCGTGCAAGGTGCTTTATCTCCTCCGCAAATCGCCCATTGAGGACGTTCCCTCAACTCCGCAGGAATTAAATTCCAACTCATATTATTCACCCAAGTCAATTATCTTTTGTGTACGGTATTTGTCCCGTAAATACTCAATGTCAGCGTCAAGCTGTGCAATGATTTTCTTCTTCTCCGCAAGTTTAGCCTTGTACTCTTTAAAATACAAGTCATGCAACATAACTTCACCGTTACGTCTACGCTTCTGGTTCTCGTTATAGCGGATATATTTAATTAACCGTTCTTCTTCCTTAAAGTTCACCTTATCCACACCAGCTTTGACAAACTCTTGGAAAGATGTACCCACAGCTAAGGCTCGAGGACGGCTTAACAAGTATTGCAACGACAGCGTGAAGTTCCCGTTTTTAAGATGTGATGGTGAGCATTTCGCCCGCAAGTCCATATACTCGGTAAAGTCCTCTTCCGCAATCCATAATTCCGGCTCGGTTAATTCCAGTTCTTTCCCAAAAATACGATGGTAGTCGGTCAAGTACGCTTGAACCATTTCGTATTCCAGTTCCGAAGCAGCCAACTTATCCAAGTAAGCCAAGTTCCGCATCAGCATTAACGGCGATTCCGCTTTAGGGATTACCAAACGTCCACGCGCCGCCCGCAAGCCGTCTAATTTACTTTGCAGGTAGTGAACCGTCATTTTCTCAATGTCCACCATCACAGCGTCTTTTTTAAGTGTAGAGATAGTTTCCATAATATCTGCAACCGCAGTCGGAAACTCTCGAATCAACGCCTGCATTAAAATATCTTCCTCTAACTTAACAGAAGTCTCGTGTTCCACATTATCTGTGGTTAAAACTTTAACATCTTCCATTTTTAAATACCTTATCTGTTGAGTTATCCCATGAAATAACCATACCACAGCCGATGTAACAAACACCGCTGTCGAAAGTTACCTTATAACCTGCTTCGCGCAACTTCTGCACAACTTTGTAAGCGTCGGACTCTTTGTCCAACGAATCTTCACCATACAACCATAAATTATAAGGTGTAGAAGTAATTTTAACAGAAGTTAATCCGCTTTGAGCAGAGATTTTAATACACTTCTCAATATATTCCATATGCGTATCGTAAGTTCTAACCGATAAGCTACGAGCTTCTTCCGCGGTTATCATTTAAATATCTCCAAGTGATACAGCATTTAAGACTTTCGCGTGTTGTCTCGCGTCTTCAAGGTTTAAGTGAACTAAACCATGCTCAAGCAATTTCATTTCCCAACCCAATCCTTGCCATTTAGCTTGGTAATCATAGAAGCCATGTTCCTGTGAGTATGTAATGTAATGATAGCTTGTTCCAACGGTCAGCGGTTCCGTTTCCCCTTTAATGAATTCGTGTTTACCGACAGTAATAACCACAGTTGCGCGTCGATATTCGCCAACGTCCCAAAGTGGGTGGTCTTCGCATTGCACCCATTCGCCGTCAATCTTATGTTGCCAACGTGTCCAAGGTTTGTCTGTAAGCATAGCGTCCATTGCATACAGTTGCATAAGTTTCGCGTGTTTATAAGATGGCATAGTAGCTCCTTTAGTAAGTGTAACTGTGAACAGTTTTAAATAAGATTAAACAGCAACGGCTCAAATTCGCCCGCCAAGCCACTTTTAGGGCTTGCCCTATACTTACCCCTTACCCGTGCCTTTGAATGCGCTGTAAGGCTCAAATTAAGCCAGTAAACGTGCATCTCTGTAACCACAATGTAAGGCGTTTGGTTTTTGGGCTGTTTGCCGTTGCTTTAAAGAGGTTTGCAGTATAGGCGGATTTAAAATGTAATACTAGTTGTGATGTGTAGCTTTACATTAAATTTACATTTATAGGTAGGACAGGGTTGGTGATATGGTTTGGTGATTTGGTAGGCGGTGTTAGTTGGAAGTAAAATTGAATTTAATACGCTTACCTACTTATTAAAAATTATACATGCGAATGCGTTTGTATATGTATTATTTTTTTAATATTAATGTATTAATGAACAGCTACAGATTTAACAAAACTTTACAAAAAAACAGTATAAGCACCTTATCATTAATATATACTGTTCACAGCACCCCTTTTATTAAAAAAATAATAAAAATAAAAATTAATTATTATTCACTAATTAAAAACATATAAAAAACATATATTTATATATATCTATATAATATATATATTATTATTTATTACTTTATTGGGGTATTAACTAGGGGTATTTTAACACATTAACATATTAACATTAAGCCCTCAACATAAACACTCCTTTTTACTAATTATTAAGTAAACGCAATTTTTTGGGTATTATTTGTTACCCCGACAAAAAATAATGCTTTTTGTAAATTGATTACCTGTTACCCCAATTTCTTAATGTAACTTGAGTTAGCATTACAAATTCGGTTATGCCATTTGCAAGTCAGTATGCCAAATGAGTTATTGGTCAGCGGTGATTGGTAGCTAGTGTAGTTAGGACTAGGTCGGAAAGTTGGAACGGTTAAGGAAGCGTAAAAGTGGTTGTATGAGTCTAAGATGTAGGGTATAGTTTGGTTGTGGCAGGCGGTTAGCCTGTGGTTATATTAGGAGATAGGAAATGGACTACGATGCATGGTTATTTACTGGTGAAAGAGACGAGGAAGAGGAAGCAGAAATTGAAGCAAGACGTAAGTTCTATGAGGAACAACGTCAGGAACAAGAAGACGATAGGAACTATTGGGATTGGCAGTGAGTGGGAGGACTCGGTCTTTGGACTGGGTAGTGGAGATTGGGTCTGCGGGCGATGCCGATAGTGATGGTTGATGGCTTCCTTTGTGGTTATGACTGTTGATAGGTAGCGACGAGTTTCCGATTTGGTTCCGAAATCAGTTTTATTTGGTAGCGAACTGGTTCCGAATTGAATCGGAAATTTATTTTGACTGTTTGCTTCGGAACTGGAATCGGAAAGTGGTTCTGAAGAGGATTTCGGAATAGAAAGGAATGATGTGATAGATATAGATGTTCGGAATAAACACAAACACCAGCTAGTCTATTGGATTTGTCTAGCTGGTGTTGGATATGAGGTGTAGGATAATTAGATAAAGAACTGGTCAAGGAAACGGTCAAGGACTCGCTTAGCTTCTCGACGTTTAATATCAGTAAAGCAGCAGCAATCCCGGATGTAGTAGCTTGGGATAGAGATACGGCGAGCTATTGGGTCAGCAGAACGAGACTTTACGGTGTAATAGTTGTCGTGGATTGCTGACGGTAGATTGTTTTCTGGGAAGTTAATCGTGTATTTAGTAGTTTTTAGTTTCATTTTAAGACCTTTGCTGTAATGGGTTAATTTTAGCGTATGCTGGCGTTTAGCCGTTTAACGTGGGTTAGGGTTAGCAACGGCTCAAATAGGGCTTGTGGGCGAAATTTGGCGGGTTGCTGGCGGTTTTGCCGTGCCTTTGGGTGCTGGTGTGTCGTTTGCCGCGCGTAAAAGGGCTTTCGGCGTTTTTATACACAGGGCTGTCGCGATTTTTGTACGGCTTTCGCGATTTATTTGCAGGGCTTTCGGCGTTTTTCTGTGTAAATGCAGATAGCTCACTCGCTCCTTTTGGGCGGTTATTTGGTTATAACTACCTTAATAATCACAATAGTAACTATACAGGCGCAATAATACCCTTAGTAACCATTACCAAAGTTACGATACCATGTGCAATAGACGGACGCTATTGTTTGCGTGTTACCATTGCCAAAAGCAATTAGTATGGTAATGTTAATCTAAGTAGATGTGCGTTAACAAAATGTAAAGGTAGTGTAAAGTAAGTTTTACATGGCTAAAGTGTAAAATTGCTTGCATTTTGGCTAAATATAATGTATTTACGCGCTTTACATATAATAGCTTTTTTAATGCCCAATTACTTTTTATTGTTTACACAATATTTATAAACCTTAACGCCATTTAACAAAAGAGGCTGTATAATGCAAAGCATAGGCAGTAAGCAATAAACCGCCTAAAACGCAAAAAGGCAAAACGCCTTAACTTTAAAACTAACTAGGAGTATTAAAAATGGCTGTTACATTAACTAAAACCGCAAAAACAACCCGTGCAACCCGTGCAAAGGAGCAAAAAGCCGTAACCGAGCTTTTAAACGTGCCTAATGTTGCAAACCTTTTGCCCGCACCCGTTGAGCAACCTGCAAAACCGCAAAAACAAGAGGCCAAAGTGCAAAACGGTATTAAAGCCCCAATGCGTGCCGGTAAATGTATGGCGGTTTGGCAAGCGTGCGAGGAGCTTTACAAAGCTACCGGCAAAGTACCTACACTTAAAGAGGTAATGGCAAGCGAGGCCATGCAAGGCGCAAACGCTACTAATACGCAAATTGAGTTTTACCGCTGGCGTAAATTTAACGGCTTAAACGTTAAATAACATATTAATAAATTGCACGGGTAAACCGCCCGTGCAATACCCAAACAACATATTATTAAAAGGTTAATAAAAATGCAAAACTTTAAAAATTATGTAGCAGGCTTAGCCATTGAGTTATTAAACAATTGTGAGGTTTACAACGTTGCTGAGGCGCATTTTGAGGGTAAAGCCGAGTTTAAGGAGCTCAGGCTTGCTGTTTGCCAAAACGTGTGCCATTTTAGCGTTTACCGTGTAAGCAATATGTGCAATTACTCAACAATGCAGTTATATACTGCAATAGCTAAGGCCATACTCGCTGCTATAAAAGAGCGTGCGAGCGAGGGTTATTACGCGCATAAAGCCATTTTTGGCTATATTGAGGGTTTAAAAACCAAGCCATTAGTTAACGTAGCGTTATATGCTGTTGAGGCTTACCTTAACTATTACAAACGGGCTACAAGCAACGAGTTTGGCGCAATGTTTGAGCGTGGCAAATTTACTATGCTGGCAAAGGCGGTGGAGCTTTGCCCGTTAGCAAATATTGAGGTATTTTGCAATAGTAACAATGTGCATAATTGCATTAAATGCATTACTTGCTATATTTTTGAGCAGTGCCAAGCATTACCAACGTTAAAAGAGGTTAAAAAATACCTACGTAGCACAGGCCTGTTTAACGGTTACACGCCTATTAATTAGGCATAGCCATGCAAACTATTACTAACAAAGTAATAACTCAAGCAACAGTAACCGCCTGTAATTGTGGCAAACCACACTGTAAAACCTGTAATTGTATTATTACTAATATTAACCATAGTAACAATGCACTTGGTAAGCAATTACATGAGCATTATGTTGGTAAACCCGCATGGCATATTAATAACATGTTAACGGTTTTGCACGCCATTAATGCAACTATTACAGGGTTAACTATTACTGTTGAGCTATACGGCAAAGCATATACTATTATTTAAGTTAATATACCGCTTGCAATAATATGCAAGCGGTAATTTTTTTTATTTGTTATAATAACGTGCATTACAATAAACAGTGTTACAAGCGAGCGTGTAGGAGCGCGGGTATATGTGCCAGCCGTTATAGTAACGCGCGGTACTATGGCGGGGGGGTATAGTTACATATGTGAGTAACCGCCGCGCCTTATTACCCCCACCCAGCCGTCTCAAAATTCGGAAATAGGTCTACTTTCTATTACATCTACCAACAACACATCTCCCTCTATCAAAATTCACCCTCGAAATATTATCACCAATCCTCTTCGCCAAAATACACGGCGTTGTTATTTTTCGACACCAACTTTACAATTCCATTACTTGTAATCCTCACGCCGCCGCCCTATAATACCAAACTCTTACTAATTGTGGTTATGACAAAGAAAATTAGAATTTTAGCTTTATTTGACGATGGGAACGGCAGTGTAAAAAAGGCACTACCAGACCACGAGGTCGTATCAGTAGGAATCGGCAACGCCGATATTGTGATGGATTTGTCAGACCTGAAAAATATTAAAAAGCTGGTCGATATACACAAAAAAAATCCATTCGACCTGCTGATGGCAAGCCCACCGTGCGAATCTTGGAGCTTCGCAACAGCAGTTCCAGGTGGGAACGCATATCGAGATAAAGAAACATTGCAACTTAGGACTTTTGAAAATTGGAAAACGCTCAATTACTCATCAATAAGTAAGTTAGTAAAGCGAAACGCGCCTGAACTTCATGACACCTATTTAAGATACCAGAAGTCTGGAATCAATGGCGATTTAACCGCACTATTTGTTTGCGAGATTGTGAAAGTTTTAGAAATTCCGTTCGTTATTGAAAACCCACAAACATCAATGCTGTTTGAAAGAATGAAGCGTAACGGTCTGGATTTCGTAAAGAGTAAGGCTTGTTATTCAGCGTACAGCGATGAGTTCCCACTTAAAAGAACGGGATTCGCGTCAAATGTGGAAATGAGACTGAAAAATGCGAATAAGGCTGCATTTCGAATGAAACAGATTAAAAACAATAGAAAAATTCTTCGGTCATCTATTCCCGCAGATTTGATTCGGGACATTATAAGTTATTTTAACTTTGGGTCATAACGCCCAATTATCTAATCCAACCAAAACAGGAGTAATTATGAACAAATACGCAAAACCAATTCCGAAAGGGTTAACGTCCTTAGACGTTTATGACGTACTGATTATGTTCGACGTTCGTGACCCAGCCATTCAACACGCAATCAAGAAACTCTTGGCTTGCGGCCAACGTGGACATAAAAACGCATTTCAGGACTTGCGAGAAGCGCGTGAGTCTATTGACCGCGCCCTCGAATGCTTTCCAGTTCATTACGGAGAACAAAATGGGAATTAATATTCGTGCCAAAGGACAGGCGGGCGAACGTGAAATTTGTCAGTTGTTAGAAAACTTGACGTTGCCGATACTCGCTGCTTGTGGTTACAAAGCACCCCTGAAACCTTTGTTCCAACGTAACCAGAACCAGTCAGCTGTTGGTGGATCCGATATTACAAATCCGTTTGGGTTGTGTATCGAGGTCAAACGCCAAGAGACGCTTCAGGTTAACGCGTGGTGGAAGCAATGTGTTACGGCGTCCGAAGAGTTTGGCGGTGTTCCTATTGTGATGTATCGCCAGAACGGTAAGCGTAAGTGGAACTTCGTGATGGAAGCGTTTTTGCCTGTTACGCTTATGAAGCAGGTTCTGCGACGCGTTACTGTGGACCAAGAAGATTTTGAAAGTTGGTTTAAATATTACATTGAGACTTGGATTAAAGATGGTAAATATGAAGATTAAGCAATCAAGCGGAAGTACGCATACGCACTGTGTGGGCGAATTTGAATGTTACGATGCGGCCTTAGTGCCGCCGCCGCTCAATACGAAAATGATTGTAGTGTCAAAATACGGCGTAGCCCGTATTGGTACTTTTGACCCGAATTATGACGTGGCATGGTTTCCGTTGTTGCGTATGCCGCAGACTGTAAAACAAAGGATTGGTAATGGTTCAGATTTACAAAGCTCCGTTGAGTAATATCAAGTACGCTTATGTGGAAACACTCAAGCAATGCAAGAAGTTGTTCAAAAAATTGGATATACCTTTTGAGAATCTTCCTACTAAACCTGCGGCGGCGCACACTCAGACGCTTACCTTAACAAAGGATTATAACGGGCAAACTGTTATAGATTGCGTCTGTATTGTATGGTTAATTCCTAGTAAAAATCCAACAGTAGATATCCCTTTGTTAGTTCACGAAGCGACGCACATTAAGCAGGAAATTGGAATTTGGATGAGTGAAGACAAGTTTTCGCCGGAAATTGAGGCTTATATTATGCAGGAGCTTGTGGAAAATTTATTGTCGGCGTATAATACGCTTCGCGGTGGTTAATAGCCGTGTTTACTCCTTATCTCTCTGTGATGGACACAAACTGGCAAGTTTAGGCTTGCCAGTTTTTTTTTTTTATTTGCCTATCGTAATAATGAATGTTATAATTAAGGTAATTGATATTATAACATAAGAATACGGGATTTGTAAACGTGAAGAATATTATTATCGTTGGAGTTTGATATGTCCAAAATGTCGCAACGTTATTGGATCCGAAAGCAGAATGTCCTTTTAATTCGAGCGTTACGGGTTAGTTACGGACTTTCCGTAATTGTCCTGATGCTTGTCCACCTTAATATATCAGGAACTATTATGCATCGTGTCTACGAGAATAGTTCCTGGCTTGGTAAAGGTCTGATATGCTTTTTGGCGGCTTCCACTATCCTTTTGGTTATGGATGTTTTTGTGGAAACTATGTGGAATACCTCAAAAGAGTGGGTTAAAAAACACTGCGAGGGTTGCCATATCCGGATGGCACATTTTGAGCGTCTGAATTTTGTTGTCCGTGCGTGGTGTGCTTTTGCCACAAGATACAGACATTGGTTCTACCTACCAACAACGTTCGGGTTTTTATTTATTATCCCTTTATCTACTCACTTGAACATTCCTAGCCCGCCGATTCTCAAGATATTCTACCTGTGGTTATTCCTATGGGGTATGGGTTGCGCGTTATTGGAAGGCGCAATTAACAATGGAAAACTGGAAAATGCTTAAACGGAAAACGAAGTGGATTTTAACCACATTGATTTATTGTTCCCTTACCAGCATTGCTTTGGCAGAGGTAAGGGAATCATTTCACAACACTATAAAAACAGGAACAATGGGATGGGATATACTTTATTCGTGTCTCGCTGGCGCGGCAGGTGGATTAGTTCAAACTATTCGTAACTTGCAAAATCCGCACAAGTATAGCAAGAATTTAGCTGTGGAACTGTGTGCAAATTTGCTGATATCGAGCTTTGCGGGTATAATGACATTCCTGTTCTTCGCTGGCACAACAATGTTCAACATCAGCCCTGTATTAATGATGTTCTTTGCCTGCTGTGCTGGTGTGTTAGGTTACGAAATTATCCGCAAATATACCGATAATTTCACAAAAACGGTGGATAAGTCAAATGATAACGAAACTCCTGACAAATAAATTGACTGTTTATGCCCTCGCAGGTGTGGTTATAGCCACATTTGCGGGCATAACGGGCGGCTACCTTGTCAACAGGCACTGGCAAGGTAAGTGGAACGAAGAAATGTTGCGACAACAAAAGGAAATTGTTAAGCACAAGACCGAAGTTCGCAACATGGAACGTAAATCTGTCGAAGCTGTTGCCAAAATAGATGAAGAAAAAACTGCACAATTAAAGGAAGCCCGAGATGAAATTGACACTCTTCGCAGTAAGTTGTCTAATGGTACTATCCGCTTGCGGTCATGTCCAACCGCCGCCGTGTCAGTGCGAACAACCGAAGTTAGCCCCCGTGCCAGCGTGGATAACCGACACGAAACCAAACAAGAAGACGATTCAGAACGAGTTGGACAACATATTCTCAACATCGCCGAGCAAGCAAACATCGCAATAGGTCAGCGTGATGCTTGCGTTGCCATTTTAAAAGCTGACCGTGAAATAGGAACTCAAGATGGAAAAACAAATCAGTGAACACTTCAGTTTTCGAGAACTGACACGTAGCGAGTCCGCTCGACGTGCTGGTATCGAAAACACCCCTACCGCAGCAGAAATGGACAACATTTACTACACGGCGCAACAGTTGGAGAAAATCCGCGAATACGTTGGACGTGGCATTGTTGTAACATCTTGCTTCCGTAGTGACCGTGTAAATAAATTGGTCGGCGGTAGCCCGACATCCGCACACCGCTTCGGTTTGGCAGCAGACTGCGATGCAATCGGTTTGACTTCTTTGGCATTTGCCAAAGAGTTGATTAAGATGCGTGACGCTGGTAAATTGGTATTCGACCAGTTGATTCTGGAATTTCCAGAACGCGGTGACGGTGCATGGGTTCACATTGGATTCCGTCGTAACGCCCCTATGCGTAACCAAATCCTTACTGCAACCAAGAAAAACGGTAAAACTGTCTATCTGCAAGGTTTGCACGTCTAAATAATAACTCCCGCGCTTAGAAGAAACCAAAATATCGGGCGCGGGCTTTCTTTCTGCTCACTATCATGTTTAATTGCTTAAAATTTTGTGAAAGAATGTTGGAAATATCCAAAGAAAAATCTCGTGTAGCGAGTGAAAATGCGGACTTTAAAGCGTTTTCAGAAGCTCAAGTGGATATTCAGAATTACGAGGGAATGCGAGACTATTATAATCGGTCTATTGAGGAAGCGGCTGCTAAATCAGTTGACAAACGACAATAATTGTGGTTATATAGGGGTTCAAAATTATTTGGAAGAATAACATGAACAAAGTAAATCCACTTGGTGTTCTGGATAAGGGCTTGTTAGCTCCTGAATTGAGCGAAGATGAAAAAGCTCTTCGTGACTTGTTCGTGCTTGAGTATGTTAAAGACTTCCATCCTGTTAACGCTTGCTTGAGAATGGGTTTGCAAGTTCCGTATGCGAACGACTGGGCTATCCGTTTTATGGAAGAGTCCTACGTCCAACAGCAAATCTCAAACGTAACAGGACGCAGACAGTTAACTGAAGAAGAGGTTAAAGCTAAGGACAAGGAACTTATTTTAACCACACTTCGCATTGCAATGCAGGACGGTCCACACGCATCGCGCGTATCTGCAGCAAAACAGATGGCAGCTATGCACGGCTTTGACCGTGCTGAAATTGAAGATGGTACTAAGGTACTGATAGACGTGTTCAAGGACATTGCTGTCGGTATGGCACAACAGGATAGAAAAGATGGCAGTCAAAGTTGATACTTTGCCAAAACGATTGGCAGCAAGCACGGTTTACGCGGCAGCGGATTACGGAATTGTGGTTACAAATGCCGCAAGTGACATCATTTTGAGCCTTTACGGGCAATACTATTATCGTATGTATGGGGATTACTCTACCATACAAGAGATTCAGGCTGCAATGGCAGCCCGCAATTCGCTTGTACTTGTTGCAAATGGTGCAAACGGTGGCAATGCTGGGGCAGGGAGCGGCACAGGCGGCACACCCGCACCCGCTACACCCACACCAACACCAACGCCAAGCGGCGTAAATATAGGCGAGTTTTACGCCGAATATCACGAGGGTTATATTGATGTCAGCACTATCCAAAAAGAGAAAAACACTTATTTCTCTTTGGCTTTCCCTAAACCTTTTAGCAAAAAGCCCGATGTGTTTGAAATTACCGCAGAAACCACAGATAAAAGTAAGAAAATTGTCATCTACACGAGCGAGTTGACAAAAACTGGTTTCAAAGTTTCAACCAATTATCCGGAAGCTTTGCGCGGTATTCTGTTCCGTGCTGGTGTTTTTAAATAATGTCCCAAGTATCAAAGCTAATCATTGAGCGTCAAAAAGCTCGATGGTATCCGTTAAAAGCACACCCTGTCCAGTTGGCATTGGACAGGGCGGTTGATGACGGAATACGCTTTCCTGTGGTTCCAGCAGGTCGCCGTTCAGGTAAAACAGAACGCGCTAAACGGTTTTTAGCGCGTCAAGCGATGTATTATCCGAATGAGAAATACTTTGCCGCAGCCCCGACTGTCAACCAAGCCAAGAAAATCTGGTGGGACGATTTAAAAGCTTTGACTATTTCTTGTATGCACCCGCGCCCGCCGTCAGAGTCCGAGCTAAAAATCTTTTTACCAAACGGAACTGAGATTCACGTTATTGGTCTAGACCAACCGCAACGTATCGAGGGTATTAACTGGACTGGTGGTATTATTGATGAGATTGCGGACGTTAAAGGGTCTGCGTTGCAAGAAAACATCATGCCTGCATTGAACACTGTTAATCCAACACGCCCTTACTATCGCGCTTGGTGCTGGTTTATCGGTGTGCCGGACGGTCTTAACCATTATTATGATATGTACGAGTACGCTATTAAAGGTGAAGACCCAGACTACAAAGTGTTCCACTGGAAGTCTGAAGAGATTTTGCCGGAAGACGTTATTGCGGCGGCGAAGCGTACCATGTCCGCTAGACAGTATAATCAAGAGTATTGCGCGTCCTTTGAGACAGCCAGTGGTCGTATTTATGAGGACTATTGCGCGGATAACTTCACACACGCCGAGCTACAACCAACCGAAGAAATACATTGGATGCACGACCAAAACTTTACACCGTTGTCCTCTGCGATTGCGGTTATCCGTGACGACATTCCGTATTTTGTGGATGAAATTATTTTGGAACACGCGGTATCCCGCGAGTCCGCCAAAGAGTTTGTGGAAAAATTTAAAGACCATAAGAATAAAAAGGTTTTCATCTACGGAGACCCCGCAGGTCGTTCTGGCGAGAAGCACGGTCACAAATCAGATTATGATGAGATTGAAGAAGTGTTGCGTTTGCACGGTTGGAAGTACGAACGCCGTGTAAAACACAAGCATCCGGCGATTAAAGACCGTCAAAATGCGGTACGCGCCCTTATTCTTAACGCAGAAGGTCAGGTGCGGTTGTTTGTGAACACCAGCAAAGCCCCTTACTGTCATAAAGGTTTAGCCACAGTTCAGCTGAAAGAGGGTTCTAGCTTTCAGGAAGACCAAACAAACCAGTATCAACATATCACAACCGCAATCGGTTACTTTGTGGACTGGCATTGGTCTGTTGGCTCTATTAAATTTACGTCCTCAAGGACAAAAGGAACTTAAATGTCCATTAAAAATACTCATCCTGCTTATGCCGAGAAAGTTCCTGATTGGGAAGTAATGCGCGACACCTATAAGGGTTCCCGTGTGGTTAAATCTAAAACAACGAAATACTTACCTGCGACGGCAGGTATGCTTTTGGACGGAATGTCACACGGGTGTGATGGACTGGCTGCTTACGACAGTTATCGTTTGCGGGCAGTGTTTCCGGAATACGTTAAGGAAGCTGTGGAAAACTATGTGGGTATGTTGTGGAGACGTCCCGCAACAATTAAGCTTCCAAAAGGTATGGAGGGAATGCGAGATTTTGCCACGCCTAACGGTGAAAGTCTTGTAAACCTGTTACGTCGTATTAACGAGGAACAACTTGTTAACGGTCGTTGTGGTTTGTTGCTGGATTTACCACAGGTAACAGAAGATACTACGTTACCTTATATTGCGCTGTATGATGCAGAAGCTATTATTAACTGGGACGAAAACGTTATCGGCGAGGGTCATACAGAACTAAACTTTGTGGTCCTCAATGAAACATCTGTCAAACGTACAAACGGCTTTAATTGGGAAGTTTACGAGAAGTATCGCTTGCTTCTTTTGGGCGAATTGGATGCCAATGAGTCTAACGGTGAAGCAGATTATCATCAAGGTGTATATACTCAAGATAGCACGTTTGAATATGACCCGTCCAACATGATTACGCCTGTTTACAAAGGCGTTCCTTTAAAGGAAGTACCTTTTGTCTTTGTAAACACAAAAGACTTGACGTCTAACCCTGACGAACCGCCTTTGTTGGCACTGGCGAACCAATCCCTTGCAATTTACCGTGCAGAAGCAGATTACCGCCAGACCCTTTACATGATGGGTCAGGACACCCTTGTGATTATCGGAGCTATGAATCGTGAAGAGGATGAAAAAGTGCGTATTGGTTCAGGCGCAGCCCTACACATTGAGCAGGGCGGCGACGCCAAATTCATTGGCGTTGACGGTCGTGGTTTGCCGGAACAACGTTATGCACTGGTAAACGACCGCTTACGCGCGGAAATCCAAAGTGGTCAGTTGTCTAATTCTAACGACAAAGTAGAATCCGGTATCGCCTTGCAAACACGTCTTGGCGCACAAACTTCCACACTGATGCAGATTGCCATTAGCGGCGCGGCAGCCCTTGAGAAAATCCTCAAACTATGTGCCAAGTGGATGGGATTGAACGAGAGTGAAGTTGAAGTTCATCCTAACCTTGAGTTTGCCGTTAACGATTTGGAAGGTCAAGACTTGCTGATGTATATGCAGGCAATCCAACTTGGCGCACCGATTTCTCACGAAAGCGTCCACCGCCTTGCCCTGTCTAAAGGTTTAACCACAATGACATACGAGGACGAGTTAATCCAAATTGAAAAAGAGATTAAAGAGGGTCGTCGTGTTACAGTTCCACAAAATGCAGGTTTGCAAGTTCCAAACCCTGCTAATGACAAACCTGTTGACAAGCCGAAGGATAGCGAGGCATAATAGCCACGCTATTCACAATTAATTGGAGATTCAAAATGGCATTACAAATTATCGTAGAGACTCTGGATGACGTTGACGAAAAATACCATGACCTCTACACAGAAAAAGACGGTAAGTTCCAGCTGACTGGTGTTGAGGGTATGAAAACCCAAGCGGACATCGACCGTTTGCAAACCGCATTGACAAAAGAACGTGCGGAACATAAAAACCTGAAAGAACGCGTCAAGATTTTTGAGGGTCGTAAGTTTGAGGACATTCAAGCAGACCTCGACCGTATTCCAGAACTGGAAGCCGCCGCTAAAGGCGACAAAAACGTGGACGAACTTGTTGAAGCCAAGCTCCGCGCCAAAATTGTTCCTATTGAGCGCGAACGCGACAAATACGCCAAAGAACTGGAAGAGGCTAAAGCCACTATCGGTAACTACGAAAACGCAAGCCGTGTTCGTAAAATTCAGGACAGTATCCGCTCGGCGGTCGGTAAGCAACAAGGCTTCCAAAAATCCGCTATTGAGGACGCTATCACATTGGGCGAACGCCTGTTTGAAGTTCTCGACGATGGCACTGTGGTTACAAAAGACAATGTCGGTGTAACTCCTGGAATTACCGCTGAAGATTGGTTGTCAGACCGTAAGAACGACAAACCTCACTGGTGGGGTAGTTCACAAGGCGGCGGCGCGGCAGGTAGTCGCGGTGCAAGTTCAACTGCTGACAATCCTTGGACTAACGCTGGCTGGAACTTGACTAAACAAGGTCAAATTATCCGCGATGACCCTAAACGTGCAGAACAGCTTGCCCGCGCCGCTGGCACTCAAATCGGCGGTCCGAAACCCGAAGCTAAAAAATAATCGTTGACAATTTTAAGCAGCCGTGTTACAGTATCTTGAATGTAGCATGGCTGCTTTAATTTTTGAGTCTAGGGTCTTGAGGACGTAGACTTTAACTCCTAATTTCAATCTGAGGATATACAAATGACAGTCCGTATTTCTGACGTTGTTGTACCGGAAATTTTCAACCCCTACGTCCAACAACTCACCCAAGAAAAATGCCGCCTGATTCAATCCGGTGCTTTGCAACTGGACAGCGGTTTGTCCGCTGACTTGGCTGGCGGTGGTTTAACTTTCAATCGCCCGTTCTGGAACGATTTGGCTAATGAAGACGAGAACGTCACTACTGATGACCCGTCTCAAAAATCCACTCCTTCCAAAATTACCACTGGTAACGAAATCCAAGTTCGCATGAATCGTAACAAATCATGGTCTAGCATGGACTTGGTTGCTGACTTGGCTGGTTCCGACCCTATGGCTGCTATTGCCGACCGCGTTTCATATTACTGGGCGCGTCGCTTGCAAGCTGCTTTTATCGCAACCATGAAAGGCGTGTTTGCCGACAATGCCGCCGCTCCTACTGCTAACGAACACATTTTGAATGACTTGACATTCGACGTTCGCGGTACTACTTATCAACAAGGCGTGACCGACTTCAACGGTGGTTCGTTCCTGGATGCTTGCCTCACTATGGGCGACAGCATGGACCGTCTGTCTATGGTGATGGTTCACTCCGTTGTCTACAACAATATGCTGAAACGCAACTTGATTGAGTTCATTCCGGTCTCAATCAACAACCACGCTGTCAAAATCGCTCACTACTTGGGTCGCCAAGTGATTGTGGACGACAGTATGCCTATGATTGAAAAAGGCGTATTCGAGTCCTGGCTGTTTGAGGGTGGCGCGGTTAAACTGGGTCACGGTATGCCCGCAGTTCCAACCGAAGTTGAACGCAAACCTGACGCTGGTAACGGCGGCGGTCAAGAAATCCTCTACAACCGTCAACAGTTTGCTATCCACCCCGTGGGTCATGCTTACGTTGGCACACCTGCCAAAGGCGGTCCAAGCAACGAAGCAACCGCAAACAATCTGGCGCACAAAGACTCTTGGAAGCGCGTGTTCCCTGAACGCAAACAAATCAAGATTGCTCGCTTGATTACCCGCGAATACAAATAATCCTAAACTGTGGTTATAGAGGGTTTAACGACTTTCTATAACCACATTGGAGACCGAAATGCAAAACATTATTGACGCGTTGAAAAAATTGGACGTTTCAAATGACAATCACTGGACAGTCGATGGACAACCGCGTCTGGACACTGTCAAAATGCTCGCAGCAGACCCTTCTGTTACCCGAGACACCATCAATGCGATTGCGCCGGATTTCAACCGAGAAACCGCCGCAAGCTGGGAACCGAAGCAAGAAAACGAGCAAGTTCAGACCACGTCCGATAACGAACAAAGCACAGAAGACCAACCGCAAGAAAAACCTGTTGAAGCAACAGGAACAAGTGGAAATGATGCTGAACAGCAACCTCAAAATCCGGAAGCCAAACCGAGCGAAGAGGTAGCTGAAACTAATCTTGAACTCTTGGAAAAAGCTCTTGCGGACGCAGAAGCTAAAACGGCAGAAAAACGCTTGGCTAAAGAACAAGCTGACGCTGATTATGCCGCTGCTTTGCAAGAAGAGGATGCCGCCCGAATCGCTTTTGACAATGCAAAACCAAAAACGCACGAATTGGATCCAATTCACGGCTATCTGAACGCTCAACTGGAACAGAACAGCGAACGTAGCCGCGTTGTTGAAGCATTGCGTGAAGCTGGTGTTACTCCAGAAGTTCTGCAAAAGTTAGCAGGCGTGAATCCAACGGATTTAGCTTACTCCACTAAGAAATAGGTTTATCATGTCGCTCATTGTTGAAGACGGTTCTATTGTGCCAGACGCGAATAGTTATGTTGCCCTCGTTGACGCAGATAACTATTTCACAGCACGGAATAACCATGTGTGGTTATCGCTGGAACAGGACGCTAAAGAAGCACTCCTAATTGCAGCAACAGACTACATAGAACTTCGCTTTGGGCGACGCTTCCTCGGAAAGAAGAAGCAGGATAATCAGCCGTTAAGTTTCCCTAGAACAGGGATTCCTTACATTGCCCCAATTCCGGAAGTTCTTAAAAAAGCGTGTTTTGAATACGCCATTCGAGCTAATAGCGGTCCACTTGTTCCAGACCCTAAGTTTGACGAATCCGGTATGGCTTTAACAGTTCGCCGCAAAAAGGTCGGACCGCTGGAAACAGAAATGCGGACGCCATCAAAAGGCGTTGGTTCTACAGTAACATTATTTAGACCCTATCCGGGCGCAGACTATCTGTTGACTGATTTGCTCGGAAGTTCTTGTGAAAACAGGTGGATTAGAAACTAATGTTGCCAACCGAATATATGTGGGTGGAAGAAATGATTGCGGAAAACGGGCGTGAAGTAACGCTCGTTATTCCTAGCAACGAACCCGCAGATCCTGATAAACCGTGGAACGGTTTTAAAAAACAAGACACTGAAATCAAACAGATGGGTGTCTTTGTTCCGTCGTACACGGCGCAAAAGGACTTCGGTTTGTCATTAAAGGAAGAGGACTTGCTTGCGGAATGTGAACAATTTGTCCTTTTCTCAGGTATTAACCGTCTTGTGGACGCGCGTTTCATTATTGACGATGGTGTTAAGTGGCGTGTCGTGTTCTTAAGTGAATTACGTCCAGGAAAACATGAATTGTTTTACGCAGTAGGGGTAAAACGATGAATTACTTGGAAGCTCGCGATAAAATCCATGCCCCTTTTTACAATATTTGGAAAGAGACAGGTTATCCTGTTGTCTGGGAAGATAATTTGGCAAAGCCACCGTCCATAGAAACTTGCTGGGCGCGTGTAACGATTGCCCATGTCAGCGCAGGACAGACATCACTTGGCTGTGGTAATGACAAGCGGCGTTATGAACGAATTGGGCAGTTGAATATCCAGCTGTTTGCTCCCGTGCATGATGGTAATGTTAGGCTTTACGAACTGGGTCAGCAAATAGTTGATTCGTATCAAGCAGTAAGATACGACGATTTATGGTTTAGGCGTGTTTCTTTGTTAGAGGCAATGCCGGAAGGTGCGTTTCAGCAGATGAATGTGAGCGCGATTTTTACTTATGAAGATATAAGGTGATTTAAAATGGCAGTATGTCAGTCAAACCGATTAGACTCGAACGCCACAGGACTCCGTTACGCTGAAGAGGAATGTTTGCGTCAGTTACCCGCCAATGTTACATGGCATGGATTGGAACCGAACTCCTATAACGATTTCGGTGGTACTATTACCACACAGGCGCGTGAACCGATTTCAGCGTCTCGTCAGCGTGAAAAAGGCGTTGTTACAGACTTGGAAGCTTCCGGAGGTTTCCAACAAGACTTGACAATCGGTAATACTTGGCGATTGTTGCAAGGCTTTTTGTTTGCCGACGCTCGCGAACGCCCTACCACTATGCCGCTAAATGGTGCGCCTGTTGCCCTCACAGCCGCCGCAGCCGCTGACAAAAGCGTTGCCGCTGCTGCTGGCTTGGCTGGCTTTAAAAAGGGCTATATTGTGCAATTTGGCGGCTTTACCAAAGCCGAAAACAACGTTCGCCGCACTGTTGCAGCTGACGCCAGTGCGACAAAGGTTACTTTTAAAGAAGCTGTTTCGGACGAAACTCCGCCTGCTGGTGCGTATATCAATCACGTTGGTATCAAGTTTGATACTAGTGCGCTCAATGCCGTGATGAATGGTAAACTGTTCCAGTTGACTGGTAGTAACCTGAATACATACGGTTTTGTTCCTGGTGAATGGGTTTTCATTGGTGGTGACAACCCTACATCTCGATTTGCCAATAACACAGGCTTTGCCCGCATCAGTGTGGTTACACCGACTGCAATTACTTTTGACAAAACAGACTTTGCCGCTCAAGCGGAAGTTGGTACTAATAAATCCATTGAGATTTATGTAGGTAGCATTATCCGCAACGAAGCAGAACCGTCATTAATCAAACGCCGTTCATATCAACTGGAACGTTATTTGGGCAAGGACAAGGACGGCGATATGTCCGAATACCTTGTTGGAGCAGTTCCTAACGAAATGACTGTTAACGTTTCGTCTGCGGACAAAGTTACTGTTGATATGTCTTTCATGGCATTGGACAGTGAACAGCGCGATGGTAAAGCTGGCTTGAAAGCTGGCACTCGACCAATTTCTGCTCCTGAATCCGCGTTCAATACTTCTTCGGATGTGCATCGCATTAAGCTGGCTGAAGTTGTGGACGAATCTGCAGTTAAACCGTTGTACGCTTTTGCGACAGAACTGTCAATTAGCGTTAACAACAACGTATCTGCGTCTAAAGCGATTGGTACTCTCGGTGCTATCGATACTACCGCAGGTATGTTCGAGGTCGGCGGTAACATGACCGCTTACTTTGCAGATATCTCAGCGGTTAAAGCTGTTCGTAATAACGCCGATATTACTTTGGACATGGTTATGCTCAAACGTAACAGCGGTATGGTTTGGGATATTCCGTTGTTAACACTGGGTAACGGTCGTTTGACAGTGGAAAAAGACCAAGCAATTATGTTGCCGTTGGATACCAATGCGGTTAAAGGTAAATTCGGTTACACGTTGCAGATTCAACGCTTTAGCTACTTGCCAAACGTAGCAGGCGGCGTGTAAAATACAAGGACGGCACAACGCCGTCCTTTTTAATATTTTGGAGATATCAAATGTCATTATACAGTCAATTTGGAACAGACAAAACAGTTGAAAAAGAGGGTGTATTCCTTCAATACGGTACTACCAAAGACGGTAAACCAATTCAAATCAAAATCTGCCGTGCCGGTGGCGCAAACACTGCTTACAACCGCGCAATGGAAGCCAAGACTAAACCATACCGTCGCCAGTTACAAAACGGCACTTTAGACTTGGAAGTTATGAATTCCATTTTGCGTGAAGTGTATGCTGATACTGTGGTTATCGGCTGGTCAAATATTGATGGCGCGGACGGTAAACCTATGCCTTTCAACCGCGATAATGTCATCAAACTGTTTACGGACTTGCCAGAACTGTTTGCAGACGTTCAAGAACAGGCGACTAACCTTGCATTGTTCCGCGTCGAAATTAACGAGCAAGACGCAAAAAACTAAAAGACGTCCTGCTCTACCAGTTGGAGCAGGGCGCGACTGAACAAGCTATCTTGCGTCAGTGCGCTCAATTAAAACTTCCAATACCGGACGCCATTGCAAATGCACCTATTCTTACGGAAGGACTAGAGTTGTATTTCATGGCGTTTTTAGATTTAACAACGTGTCGAAGTTACGGTATGTCTGAGGGTCCGATTCCTTGGACTGCGATACGAGATTGGGCTGCGTACAATAAGTTATCTGCTTATCAAACGGACGACTTATTTTACATGGTGCGAGAAATGGATAATGCGTATTTAGATTACCGTGCTAAACAACAGAAAAAGAAATGAACTTAGACCAATTTGCAAAACGTATGCGTGAAACGGCGGACGAAGTTGAAAAAGGTGCGAGCCGTATCATGAAAAAGGTGGCAGGCGATGTCCATGCCCATGTGGTTACTGCGACACCCGTTTTGACAGGTAAAGCGCGTTCAAACTGGATTGTTAGTATTGGTACGGGCGTTGAAAGCATTATTGAAACTTATGGTCGGGATGCCGCTATTCCTGGCGCATTAAACGCAGCGACAGCGGTTATCTCGGCTCACTCTGGAACTAAACCAATCTATATCCAAAACAATGTGGATTATATCGTTAAACTTAATGAGGGTAGCAGTAGACAAGCTCCATCCAATTATGTTTTACGAGCGACAGAAGTAGCATTAAACTCGATACAGACAAATTCAAAGATTCTCTTAAAGGCGTTCTAAATGGCAAACGAAAACATCAAGATTGTTATTAGCGAAAGTGGTTCTCGTGTTGTCATCCGTAACATCAGAGACATTGCAGATTCTGCTGAAAATGCTGCCAAAAGCAGCGGCAAGATGAATAACTCTTTGGATAAAAGTAATAACCACAATTTTGGAAAATTGCGTTCTGAGTTTGGCAAGTTAGACAATTCGTTAACAAGAACTGTCTATAAAATACGCCAGATGATGACATTGTTTGCCGCGTTTGCAGGTACGACAATCAGCACTGGTGCAATCGTGAAAGCAATGGACAGCTATACTAACTTGCAAAACAGACTGAAGCTGGTTGCGGATAGTCAAGCGCAAGTTAACCAGCTGACAAAAGAGATGTTTGATATTGCCAAGCGAAGCCGTGCGTCTGTTGAGGATACCGCAGTCGCTTTTAGCCGTTTTGACTTGGCTTTAAAATCTGTTGGACGTAGTCAAAAAGACAGTTTAATGGTGACTGAAACTGTCAACAAAATGATTGCAATGTCCGGTAAGGGTAGCCAAGAGGCGGGCGCAGCTTTGCTTCAGTTATCACAAGCATTCTCAAAAGGTAAACTGGACGGTGATGAATTCCGTACCGTTGCTGAAACTATGCCTTTGCTTATGGACGCCATTGCGAAGAAGATGGGTGTTACTCGTGGCGAATTGTTGGAATTGCGTAAACAAGGCAAGTTAACGCTGGACGTCATGATTGAAGCTATTCGTGACGCTCAACCAGAAGTGGACAAACAGTTTTCCGGCTATAAAATGCGCGTGTCCGACGCTCTGACGGAACTCAAAAACCAATGGATTAAATTCTGGGGTGAACTCGATTCTAAAGTCGGCATTAGTTCTGGTATCGCCAATGCCTTATTGTGGTTAAGTCGGAACTTGAAACTGGTCGCTGCTATCGGTACGGTTGCGTTTCTTGGTTTAGCAGCTGCAATTTCTGGTCCAGTTATTAGTGCGTTTTCATCTTTAGCTGCTTATATTGTAGCTAATCCTTATCTTGCATTAGGTGCAGCTATTGCTGGTATCATAACTTACTTCTTGCTAATGGAAGATGAGTTACGAAACAGTCAAGGTGTTATTGCTGATACAGGAACGTTCTTTTTAGATATGCTTGACGCTGTTGGTGCAGGCTGGGCAATGCTATATGACTTAGTCTATCAAACATTAACAGATATCGACATTACAACTGATAAAAGTGTTAATAAACAAACTAGCTTGTTTCAAGATTACTTCAAAACAACAGACTCTGGTTTTTGGGGTTTGCTGGAAACGGTTGGTAAAGTGTATGACATGATTGGTTCTGTAATTGCAGCTACATTGCATTATGTCATTTATAACATTGGTGTTGATTTCGATAATCTGAACGCTAAGGTTATGAAAAGCGGTAAAGCTATTATCCAATGGTTTAACGATACCGTAGGTCCTACTTTAAAATTGAGTGGTTTCGATAATTCGTTTGCTAATGCAAATACAACTCCAGTTCCATATAAACAAAACGACACTTTCGAGCAATCCTTGTTGAAAAGCCAATCAACTTGGATGGAAGATATGATTAAAAATGCGGCAGCTAGTCGTAAAGAAGCCCAAGCCCAAGAAAAATTGGCGCGTGATTCTAATGGTAAATTAGGTAAGATTGAAGATATTCTCCGTAAAGATAATCCTGAAATTGCTAAGAAAATTGCAGACCTGAACCGTCAAGCGGAAGCTAAAAAAGCTGCTAAAGGCGGTCGTGTGGGTAAATCTGAAAGCCAAACATTTGCGGAAAAGACTGCTGAATTTGCGGAAAAGAACGCCCGTGCTTTGGATAAATATACAGGCGATTGTGCTAAGTATATCAATAATGCTGTGCAAGCGTTTGCCAAAAACTATAAACGCGCTGGCAGTGGCATCAATGTCGCTAGAAACGCGGTGGCGACAGGTAAATATAAATGGGTCAAATTTGACGAGAACTATACACCACAAGTAGGTGACATTCAATCCATGTCCTCTTGGACTCAATTAGGACGTGTGCATGGACACAGTTCTATGTTCACTAAGAGTGGTTGGGTATCCGACGCTAAACAAAAAACCTATGGCGACGGTCGTATTGGTGCGGCAAGTTACAACCAATACAACAAGCTGAAAAACGGTATCGGTCAATTGATGATTGCTCGTCCTATTGATTCTAAAGTGGACAACCGCACTTATAACAAGATTTACGAAAAACAAGAGAAAGCTCTTGAGAAGCAGATTGACTATTACAACCAAATTATTGAGAAAACCGAGAAGGAAATCCAGAACCTGACCCTTGTGGGTAACGCGCGTCTTGCTGACGTGAAAACAATGGAGATGATGGACGCCCTTAAACAGCACGATGTGGATTTAACCACAGAACAGGTTGCAAAAGTAGCGGAATTGGCTTTGAAGTATGAGGAAGCTAAGGTTGCCCAAGAACTTCGTGAAGTTGCAGAAGGCCGTGAAAAAGAGTTGACACACTTACGCGCTATTACCATCGAAGAAAAAGCTATTGCTGCGTTCAATGATTACATTGCAAGTAAACGTAAGGAAGGCATCTTCTATACAGATGAACAATTAGCAAAACTGCGTGAAGAAAGCATTGAACACGCTAAGATTCTGGAATTAGAACAAGCTAAACTGAACGTTCATAAATCCCAAGTAGCCGAAGTTGAAAAACTACGCATGGAACAACAGGCTATTATGGAAATGATGGCTTCGGGGGAAATTGGTGGTCAATATGCTGGTCGTAAGATGTTGGCAAATCAAACAGCTATCGGACGTGCTAATCAAGCGCAAGGTTTAACCGCTGATGGTTCTCCTATGGGTAATTCATGGCAGGAAGTATTCGGCGCGATTATGCTTGGTAAAGACCAACTGCTGGAAGGATATACAGGTACTTTGAATGACCTTACAGACCAGTTCGGTACATTCTTCACTAACATTCAAGACGGTTTTGCGGACTCCATTGGTAAAGCTATTGTTCAAGGCGATAACTTGGGCGAAAGTCTTAAAAACGCTGCTAAACAGGGTTTGCAAAGTTTGATTTCAGGTTTGGTTAAACTCGGTACTCAATGGGTTATCACTCAACTCTTGATGTCAACTACAAGTAAATCAGCCGGTACTGCTGCAACCACACAAGGCACGGCACAAGCTGCGAGCCTTACAAGTGCATACGCGCCCGCTGCAACCTTAGCGAATACCGCTACATTCGGTAGCGCGTCAGCAGCAGGTATGGCAGGCATGATGGCGGTTGTTGCACTGGCCGCCGCGTTGCCCGCTATGCTGGGTAAAGGGTTTATGACAGGTGGTTATACAGGTTCAATGGCTACTGACCAGATTGCTGGCGTTGTACACGGTCAAGAGTATGTATTTGATGCAGATGCAACTCGACGAATTGGTGTTCATAACTTGGAAGCTTTGCGAAATGGTAATTTATCATTACCCGCAACATCTTCCAAAGGTGGCACTTCTGGTTCTGGTGTTAACATTACTATCCAAAACTATGCAAGCGGTGTAACACACGAAGTAGAACAAATTGACGAAGAGAACATTCGCATTATCGCCAGACAGGAAGCTCAAGCTGTGGTTAGCAGACAAGCAGGTCGTGTAGTTGCAGGAGAACTGGCTAATCCGAACAGCCCTGTATCCAAAGCAATGTCCAATAACATTCAAGCTAAAAGGAAAACGTCATGAGTCGCTTGGAAGAGTTCTTTCTTAAAGGTCGTAAAGATGTTGTATATGTAGAGACTATTGAGATTATTCATAGTCATTTTACAAAGCCTTTGAGAATTGTCCGTAACGTTACAAACGGCTGGACGGCTAAACTTGCCAACGGGGACGCGAATAGGGTACAATTTGATTACTTTCCCCTCAAGCTCGAAGTAGGTAGCAGTAAAACAGACTTGGATCAAACCTTGAATATTACCATCGGCGATTTAGGCGAGGTATTACCCCAAGAACTGGAACGGGCTTTTGAAAACGAAGGAATGCTGGCAAAACCTATTCTTAAGTATCGTTGTTATGCTAGTGATGACCCTGACTTTGTGTTGTATGGACCGATAACCTTGCAGATTGATAGCTTCAACTACGACCAGCAAGGCACGACTTTCCAAGCAACCGCGCCTAATGTGAACAAATCCAAAACAGGGGAATTGTACTCAACTGTAAGATTTCCGTTCCTCAAGAGTTTGCTATGACATTGGACGATTTGCTCAATAAGCAATATGATAAAATGAATTACAACTGCTTCCATTTTATGATGGAAGCATTTGAATATTTTTACGGCGTTGATATTAGCGAACAATTTAATAAGTTCTTAGAAGAGGGTATGACCACACGCCGACAAACAACTATGTTTCACAAGTGTGGTTATAAGGAAGCTCAAATTGTCCTGATAAACTATTGGGACGGACTTCACTGCGGTTTAATGGTTCACGGACGTTTGTTGCACATAACAGACGAATACAATGTTAAATGGGAACCTTTAGAACAGGTTTCAATTTTTGCTTATAAGATAAGATATTATGAATACAATCAAAATCCTGCTCAACCCATTTGAACAAAGTGAATACGAAGTTCATAAAACAGACAAACCTGTTGCGGAATACTTGTCAACTTTGTGGGATACTTTTCCGCAAGACGCCCACTTGTTTCATAAAAGCGTATCTGCTGAAAACGATGTTACCCCTTTTGACACCAACAGCATAAACGCCGTAAACGAGCTTACAGGCGAGTTTTATGTAGTGGTAGTACCTAAAGCCGCAGTGGCTGCTTTTATGGCCGCCTATGGTGCGTATGTGGCTATTGCGGTAGCTGTTGTAGCTGCTGTTGTTGTAGCTACAATGGCAAAAAATATTCCCAATGCCGCAGCCTTAGCAAATAGCACCAATCAGTCCGGTAATAACGAATTATCTCAACGTACAAATAAAGCGCGCGTCTGGAAACGTATTCCTGATATTTACGGAACTGTATTGTCTGTCCCTGACCTTATCTCTAATCCGTATAAAATCTTTGATAACCACATTGAACGCGAGTTCTCCTTAATGGCTATCGGTAGAGGTAAATACCACATTGCTAACTTAGCGGACATTAAAGACGACACTACACCTATCCAAGAGATTGATGGTGCTAGTGTGGAAGTTTATGAACCATTCAACTTGACAACTCCACAATACCGTGTGGGTAAACCAATCGACCAACAATTCTATAACCTTAAACGTTCTAACAGTGTCAACGGTCAAGTTTTGAAACCTTACAAGGGCGCGTCCTACGAGGGTGAGCGCGGAATGCTGATTAACCGCGACGGAACAATCCGCATTCCTGATAACCGTGCTTCATTGTGGTTAAGACTGGCTGGTGGCAGAAACACTAACCTTGATATGCCTGGATTCCGTGGTGGTAGTAAAGTAGACCTTAAAGCCATTGTTCGTGAAGTAGTGGATATCCCGACTCAAGGTGTTAAATTTAATCCTGAGAATAATGCGCTTATGTTCTATGGAGATGAAACTAAACTAGAACGGATTAAAGCCTTAAGATCTGGTAGCACAATTTATCTCAACAGTCGATTTATCACTAAGGTTGTAAATAATCAATCCTATACCGCTGGCTGTTCAGGATTCTTTACTGTTAAATCTGTATCCGCTGTTTTTGGTCGTAAGCGTGATAAATGGTGGTTGCAGAATAACGCTTTCTTAGGTTATCGTGTTGAAGTACAGGAAGCTGTTTCAGTTAGCAAAAGCATTAAATATCCTTATGAAACTTTAGAACTTAAACAGTCCAACTTCAGCGCAGACTTGTCAGGTCGCTATGAAGTCCTTTCAAATGTCAATAATGTCCTTACACTCAAAGACCCTGTCAGAGTTAATGCGGCATGGGCGACATTGCCCGCCGCACCTGTGCAGACTGTGGGTAAAGCAAGCATCAGGGATATTGAAACGGAAGTCATCGGTCCGTTTGTATGTGACCATGCCGGTACTACTCAGATTATCGCCAATATTGTTGCAATGAGTGGTCTATATTCGCGCAATAATGACGGTGACCGCGCTCTTAATGTGGAAGTAACCCTCAAAGCAATGCAAGTGGACAATCAGGGTAACATCGTAGGCGATACTTATGAGACAAGTGGCGTTGTTCAAGGTAAAGAGAAGTGGCAAGGTACACGCGCGTTGACGCTAAGACTTACCGTCCCCAAAGGTCGTTACAAAGTGTTATGTTACAGAACAACACCTACAAACGAAAACTTTGAAGGAACTTGGGTAGATGAGATTAAGTGGCGAGACCTGTATTATGGTTCCGAACTGGACATTGGTAATCCAGGTGATATTACTATTGTCAAGTCTATCACAAATGGTACGGACGGCGCACTGGCGGTTAAAGACCGCAAATTAAATCTTGTGGTTACTAGAATGTTGCCGCAAAGAATCGGCACAAGAGAGTTCAGCACTACTTTGCATCCGACAAATTATGCCGCAGATATCTTTTGTGCTATTTGCTTAGACCCTAAGAACGGCGGTCGCACAATAGACGAGATTGATGTTGAGGGTATTTATGACACCTACGACAAGATTAAAAGCTATTTTGGCATATCGGACGCTGTTGAATTTGGATACACATTTGATGATGAGGATATGTCATTTGAGGAAATGATTCAATCTGTTGCGGATGCCACATTTGCAACCGCTTACCGCACGGGCGAAAAGATTAAAATTGCTTCGGATACCAATGACAAGCTTCCTGTGATGATTTTCAACCATCGTAACAAGATTCCAGGAAGCGAAACGCGAAGTATTAAGTTCGGCACTCAAAACGACTATGACGGTATCCAATACAAATACATTGACCCACAAGACGGTTCACAAACCATTTATATGATTCCAGAAGATGGTTCAGCGCGTAAATACCAAAGCATTGAATCCTTAGGCGTTCGTAACCACAGGCAGGCGTATTTGCACGCTTGGCGGCTGTATAATATGCAACGCTACAAACGAATAAGCGTCAAATTCAAAAGCCTTGCTGAAGCAGATTTGTTAGTTATCAATGACCGCATTGCAGTAGCAGATAACACACGCGCCGCTTATTCAGAAGGCGAAGTGATTAAACAAGATGGTCTTAAAGTGTGGTTATCGGGAGAGGTAGTAGCCACCGCAGGTAATTATATCTTCTTCCAACACTGGAATAAGACAACCGAGTCTATCAAAATCACTAAGGTTGAGGGTAATGTAATCACGTTGGAACGCGCCCCTAGTCTTCAGTTAGCTGCGGACGATTTAAACTACGTCAACTCGATGTATATCATTGAAGCAAGTGATAAAATTAGCCGTAACAAACAGTTCATACTTCAGGAGAAAAGCCCTGAGGACGATATGCAAGTTGAAGTAAAAGCTATCAACTATGATGAACGATATTATGATAATGACCACGATTACATGAACGGTAATAATCCGTATTCAGGTAAGGTGATATAATGGATAAATTAAAACTTCAAGCAGATAGCAGTTCTTACAGTGTGCAGTTCGCCAATGAAAACACCGTTGTCAAATTGGACGGCGGTGCTAGTCGCGTCCGCAAGACTATGATTAAAGGGACGCACACTGTCAACGTTACGCTTAAATTGAACCCTAAGTCCTATGAATACTTTATGGCATTTTACCGTAAATCCACTTCTAACGGTGCTAAAAAGTTTTTAATGGACTTAATCATTGACGGTTTAAAGGACGAATATGTTTGCGTTATGTTGCCCAATACATTACAATTACAATCACAAACAGGTAACAGTTACGTCATTGCATTTAACGTTGAAGCAGAACCAAAAGAACACAATGACGCGGACGATGAACGTATCATAGCAGGATTTAAACCGTGAAAAAATTGCAGTTGCTCCCAGACTCTAGTTCCTATAACGTCAAATTTGGCGAGGGTAATATCGCAACACGCCTTAGCGGCGGTGCTAGTCGTGTTCGTAAGGACACTGTGGACAACGTGCATTCTATCAATGTTGGTTTTAATCTTAACAAAGAACAATATCAATATATTATGGCGTTCTACCGCCATATCACCAAACGCGGTGCTTTACCTTTCTTGATGGATTTGATTACTGACGAGGGAAGTCCGCAAACTCACAAAGTCCAAATTGTCCCTAACACATTTCAACTATCAGAACAAGCAGGACACAGATACGGTATTAGCTTTACAGTAGAAGCTGAACCGCTTAGTGAACACGCGGAAAGCGATACTCAACTTATCGCTAATTACGAATCTGGAAAACCGCTTCATACAGACCCTCAACAAGGTTGGGGTAACTTCTTCAAGCCTACTGAACTGGACGAAAATGCGTCAAACGTTCAAGATGGCATTTATCGTATCAATGGTGATGTTGTTGTTAGTTTGCGTGACGCTAAAGGTCGTATTTATCAGACACGTTACACTAAACAAGGTATTGATGTACGCTTCTTTGATACAAAATGGTCAACTTGGCTGAACATTGGCGGCAAACGCCTATTCCGCACATTCACAACCGCATATAAACACAATACAGGCGAAGTCGTTAAACAATTCGATGGCGCAGGTATCAGCGGCAATTTGCCCAATGGCGAATATGACATTGTGGTTACTGAAGAATACGCGGACGGTAGCCAACAAGAAGTCGCGCGTACTCGTCAGGTTATTAATATCACTTCAGGTACTTTAACCACAATACCGTCTAACTACGCTATCTTTCTGCAATGGAGCGTTCCCGCTAAATCTGGAGGTTATACTGAAATCTGGGTGTCCAATAATACGGAATTATCCAATGCCAAGTTGATTAACGTTGTCGACTGGCCTCTAGACAGTTATATGTACACTGGCGCAAGTCAACATGAAAACTATTATTTCTGGGTTAGACCTATTGACAAACGCGGTATCGAGGGTGCGTTTACTGGTCCTGTAAAAGGGGAAGTAGCTACACCGTTTGAAGAAGATTTCCGTAACCAGCAAAACCAGCTTCAGGAATCACTTAACCAAGCTGACGCAAAAGCGGATAAAAAACTTCAACAGCTAGAAGCAGAACTTAAGGATATTGTCCGCAAGACAACAAACACCCTTAACAGTGATATCCTTACTCGCTTGGATAGTTTTGATAACAGGTTTAGAACAGAAGCACAACAGCGAACCGAAGCACTTCAACGCGAAGCGGACGCTCGCACACGCGCAATCCAAACGGAACAATCCGCACGAGTCCAAGCGATTAAACAATCCTCGGACAAAGCTGCTGCGGACTTGTTGGCTAAAAGTAATCAGCTTGGAACACGCATTACAACTGTTGAAACATTCAACAACAACCAAACACAACAGATTAATACTTTAACCACAAATCTGGGTAACGCTAACGCCGCTATTGAACGCGAAAGCAAAACACGCGCGGATGCTATTTCAGCTGAAGCCCGCACCCGCGAAACTTTGGTAGCTAAGATTAATAATAACACCGCCGCTATTAACGAAGAGAAAAAGGTTCGAACTGAAAAAGATAGAAGTCAGGCAGAACAAACTACTCAACTTTCTTCACGCGTCGCTGGCGCAGAAGCGGATATTACTTCGTTCCGCAGAACTTATTCAGACTTTCAATCCAGTCAAGCTACGCAGTTGACAGAACTGAAAGCTGAATTTTCCAATATCAATGTCGGCGGTCGCAACCTTATTCGCAAGAGTAATCCAAACACTAACGACAACCAATACCTACACGCATTCACTATTACAGAAGCTCCTAAGTTCGGGGAAGATGTGATTGTTACATTGTGGGGCGATTTGGGAACAGGTCGTGATACATTTGGCATATTCAATTCTCGTGGTTTTGGGGAATTAGCTCAACTGAAGAAGATTTCAGATGGCGTGTATCAGGCTAAGTTCAAGTGGGCGGACAATACTTATACAGGTGGCGATAAGTTATCAAATACCACTTTGAACGTTTATGCTTACCCAAACACATCAACATCAACCTTTAACATCAAAAAAATTAAGTTTGAGAAAGGAACTGTACCTACAGACTGGACGCCCGCTCCGGAAGATGTAGGTATTGAAGTTGATAAGACTAAAGCAACTATCAACGAGTTTAAACAGACTCAAGCGACCAAAGACGAAGCAAGCGCAAGAAAACAAACGGAACTTACTTCTAAGGTTAACGGCTTAACCACAAAAGTGGAAACCAATGCTTCCACAATAAACGGCGTATCTGCTGAGAAAACCGTATTTATTGATAACAACGGATACTTAACAGGTTACAAATTGTTATCAGACCGCAATAGCGGTCAACCACGAGGCGAAATCTACTTCTCCGTAGATAAGTTCAAAGTCGGTAAACCCGGATACAATAACATTACACCCTTTACAATTGACACCGCTAACCGTATAATCGCCATTGACGGTAGCCTTGTGGTTAACGGCGAGGCATTGATTCGCAAATTAAATGCGGGGGTTATTGACGCTGCTAAGATTAAAGCAGGTAGTATTGATTCCAGCCGCATTGCGGCTAACGCTATCACAGCTGATAAAATTGGAGCGGGTCAAATTACTGCTCAGAAGATTGCAAGTAAGGCGATTACTGCTGACCATATCGCAAGTAATTCGATATCTACTGATAAATTAATGAGCGGTTCTATTACTGCTGCAAAAATTGCCACAGGTTCTATCACCGCTGACAAAATGCACATTGAGAATTTGTCCGCTTTAAGTAGTGATTTGGGTAACGTAAGGGCAGGGGACATTAATATTGGCGGCGGAGCGTTTACAGTTGACCGAAGTGGTAACTTATACGCCAGAAACGGTAGATTTGAAGGAACTGTTTACGCTGATAAAATTGAGGGCGATGTCCTGAAATTTTATCCGTTCAGTAAAGCTAACACTGGGCGTTACCGTTTAGTCTATACAAATACTAGCCAAAAAGATGTTTTATTGAGCCTACAAAACCTATCGTTTTTAACACCTAATTCAAAATCCAGCTACTGGGTAAAGATTAAAATTAACGGTCAACAAGTATATCGGCAAGAATTTTGGTCTATATTTAGTCATACTTCGGGCGGTAGACACGCTATTGATATTTATAGAGGGATTTTTTATAATGTACCTTTTATCTATATTGTAAACGGGAATACAACAAGTGAAATTATAGTTGAAGTAGATCATCAAACTGATCGTAATACATCCGCTGTAGATATCATATCTATTCCTTATATCTTAGCTGCAAAAATTTAATTCACAACAAGGAGACAATCATGTCACAAAATCAAATTATCGGCGTTTTGCACGAGCAAGTCGATCCTGAAACAGATGTAACCTGTAAATTCCACCGCGTTACATCCTACTATGTAAACAAAGAAAGCAACATTGTTCAAGCGACATTACGTTCTTACGTTTCTCAAAAATCTTATGAGAATGGCAAATCCCCTGTCGGCGCATTGGGTATTGAGGTTCAGATTAACGCTGCACCCGAAAGTCATGAAAGTGCCGAAGAGTTTATTTACAACCATTTAGCAGAAGCATTGAACCCTGTGACGGGCGAAGCGTCTATCCTGACGAATGCTCAACTGATTACTAAAACAGTAGCATCTGGGGCGCAGGCATCAGAAGCTTAATAATTAGAAAGCAGTCTATGGAAACATAGGCTGCTTTCATAAGTTTATGAAATGGATAAATGATGGATCTGATTACTAAAGTTGAGGATTATAGCTTCTATAATCGAGAAGACAAAGCCCTCGTCATGCAACATCAGAACGATGTTGTGGTTATTAATTCCGTATCTGACATTCCAAAAGGCGTTCGTGAGAACTTGAACGACATTCTGGAAGGTAAAGGTGTAACCACAGGTAAGGATTACACTTCCAACAGTACGTTCGAGCTTTTGCTTGAGATTAAACGTGCGGCGGAAGAGGGCGACTTCATTCGCCTGCAAGAGAAAGAGTACGTTCTCGAGTCTCAAATCAAGATTACAAAAGCCAACAATAGCCGGATTAAAGGTATCAAAGGTGTTGGTAAAGGTAAGTCTATTTTGAAGTTTAATTGGGCGCAAGAATACGACTGGGATAGCAATACTAACAAAACGGACAGCCGTCTGTCTTGTGGTATTCTCGCTCATAAAGTTGAGGATAAAGTCTTTGAGGACTTTACAATCAAATACGAGGGCGAATTCTACCGTCCGGATGATGTTTACTTCGGTCAAATTTCGTGCCTTGCTCTTATGGATACTAAGCGTTGCCGTGTTGAACGTGTTGAAGCTTGCGGCGGCAATCGTGCAGGTATCTTTGTCGGTGCAATTAGCCCTGAAACTTTGCAAGAAAACTTCGATTTCTACAGTGGTAGAATTAAACTTGACGACCTTAAATATCGCGGCGAAGCCAATGTGGTTATTGATTGCCATACTCACCACAACCGCAGCGCAGGCGTTCTTGTTCAAAATCAAAAAGGTAATATTGTTCGCAACTGTTTGTGCGAATTTAACGGCCACGAAGCCAGCGGCGGCACAGGTTACGGCATCACCGCTTTCAGCGGTTCAGTTAACGCGTCAGTAACATGGACAGGTAATACAACCCGTTCTAACTACCGTAAAGGTTTAGACACTCACGACGCTTGCGACGCTGAGATTAGCGACAACACATCTGATGGTGACCGCTTCTTTGGTGTGGCTATCGAGGGTCGTGGTTATCCTCAACGTAACATCCGCATTCTACGTAACCGCCTTATCAATAACCCGAACTTCATCCTTGAGCGCGACGTCACCCACAAACCGTGGACAACGTTTGCCAGCCCGGACAACCCTTACCGCAACTTCGACTATTATCAATGGACAGGTGTGCGTGTGGAAAACAAACCGCAGTCCAACCAAACATGGAAAAACCAACCTGACGTTGATATCCTGATTGAGGGTAACACTGTTGAGGGTGTGGATTGGACTGGACGTAAGGGACACCGTGTGTTCGAGTGGCGCAATAACGAGGGCGCGAAACACGTTAAGACCAACGTTGTTATCAAAAATAACACGGTTTCTGGTAAACGCATTCACCACATTTTCTTTGCGTCCGCAAACGATGTTGCCCACATTGGTCTTGGTAAAATTGAGTTCGCCCACAATACCGTCAACTATGAAGAGGGCATGGACACGCCTATTTTCTTGCAAGAGAAAAACGGTTCGGCTGTTATTCCAAATGATATGCCTATCCATATTCACCACAATGTCATCAAGGCAGGCAAGAACGTTTCTTGGTCGCAATTCCTTTATATCCAGTGCGCTCGCCATCCTCTCATTACTGTTGAAGATAACGAGGTACACTGGAAAACGGATGGCGTTCGTCGTGTTGTCGCATTTGAAATGGAAGAATCTGGCAGCGTTCACCTTAACCTGATGAACAACAAGTTCGTTTGTGACCGTCCAAAAGAAGAGTTCATGCGACAGTTCTTGTTGAACAGCAAAATGCCGCTGAACCGCGCATTTGTATCTGGAAACACTTACAACGGCGAAGCGATTACCGTTGCAGGCACGGCAACAGAGAAGTTCACATTTGAATCCACTGTGGTTAAAGTTGTCACCTTTGAGGATACTTACGTTAAACCTACATTCAACGGGGCTGTGCCCACACCGATTGATGAACTCGATTGGGCGAATGCTACGGTTGAAGAAATTCCAATCAAAGGTAAGACTACTAAAGTTACAAAAGCAGGTTCTTACCCACCGCGTGGATATGAGGGCTTGGTTGATGTTGCTAACAAATACATCCGCGCGCGACTTCGTGATGAAGATGCTTCTGCTGGTGTCTACGGTTTAATGCCTGTTACGAAATCCGCAAAAGCCAGTCTCATGATGGAAATTACCATTAAGAGTCTCGGCGGTCGTCCGACAGGAACTTCGTTTGTTGGTTTTGCCATTAAACAAGGCGAAAACTTAGTAGGTGCTGCGGGTGGATTTGGTATTCTGCGTGGTGGACGAGACGACCTGTTTGTAATGAAACGTCAAGACCGTATGTACGTTAACGGCGTTCCTTACACTGGACAAGAGTTAAAGATGAATACCAAGTACGTCATCACTATGACTCATCTGTCCGACATTGAACTTGTTACTTTGGGTTCTATTTGGAATGGTAACGGTCAAGTTAGTGCGGACATCTACAACGTCATGTACTACAACAAAGAACTGACAGCTGCTGAAGTTGGTAACGCTTACTTAGCCTTAAAAGGCGAGGCAGTCGCGCCCGCCGCCAGTGGGGAGCAAGCCAGCCCACCAGCAAGCCCACCAGCAAGCCCACCAGCGGCGAGCGGGCAGCCAGCCAGCCCACCACCTACACCAGCGCAACCGCCCGCCAGTAACGAGCCAGCCGCGCCCGCCAGCCCTGCACCTGCTGCACCGCAGCCCGCGCCCGCTACACCGAAAAAACTTGTTACGTTTAATATCCGTGACAACGTTGCTATCGGCGCGAAATCCGTTACAAATGCGGATGGCGTTAAGGTAACAGTGGAACCGTCCATGAACAATAATACCGTTGGTCCGAACTTTAACGGTATGGTTCAAGAGGACGGTGACCACAGGGTTCTGGTTAACAACCTGAAAGACCGTGAAACTAAGTATCTTGGTACTTATATCGACTTTGAAAATCTTCCATTTGCCGCAGGTGATGAAGTTACTTTAGTCGCACCGGTCAAGTTCACAGGTATGGGTAATCGTAAGGTCGCCAGTGCCGTTGTAGCTTTTGCTGATGGTGACGGTCCAGATTTGATTTACGATGAACGTACAACACCTTACACTATCAAAGGTGGTGCGGGTAAAATCAACGGAACTGTTACTTCTCCAGCCTTAACCGTTGAACGTGATAAATGGTATCTGTTGGAATTTAAAGTAACTTGGACAGCAGGTATGAAAATTCGTATCGGCGCACCGTATAGCGGTAACGGATGTGTGGAAATGAAAGTTGGTGAAGGATTCTACATCACCGCAGGCGAAGTTACTGGAAAAACAGAACTTGCTGCAAAATACGGAATTACTCTGTAAAAATAAAAGGGCGCGTTATGCGCCCTTTTATTATGCAAACCGGAAAGGAACACCCATATTAGAGGCTAACTCAATCGCTTCGGGAATTGTGCAGATTTCCACTTTAGTTAAACCTTTCTGGTCATTTTCGAGATAAACTTCAATGTCGTTACCGCCAGTGTAAATTGAGACATAAACCTGTTTAGGGTCGGTTAAATCATATTTTTGAACAGAATACATTTTATTTTCCTAAGTTAAAAATTATCAACAATAAAAGGAACAATAATAACAGTCCACCTGGACTAGTGAAATCACACATTATTTACATTCCTTGTCGAAAGTACCCAAATAGTCTGGGTGCAAACCTGCTTTGACGTCTTTGCAATAGCGAGCTTGGCTGTCCAATTCGTCATCGTACGAGCAAGATGACATAATTAAAAACAAACCTAACGCAAAAACAGCAATAATATATTTAAAGACCTGCATTTGTAGCTCCGTGCCGCGCGTATGCTTGGCGTTTGTGGTTAAAGTAAGGGTAAGTATAGGGCGAGTGGCTAAGCGCGCTGTAACACGCCCTATTGCTTATTTAATAAATGTAGTATAAAGTGGTTCTAAACGGACTACAAATACAATAACCTAACTTTACAAATCTGCATCCCTGTCTTTAAACCGTAACTCAACCTGTCGTCTGATTCGCTTTTGCGTAACTTCTTTTTTTTCAGGTTTTCGGAACCCGCCAAGCAGAATAGCACGTTCTTCCTGTAAATTACGAATAAACTCACGTTGTCGTCTTCTAACCACATCTGACATTTGTCATCCTTTCTTAATCAACTTCTAAACGTCTTATATCTGTTACACGCCAACCTTGTGTAAACTCTTCAAGAGTCTGGTTCAACGGCATCCAATATTTCTCTTTACAATTAGGGCATCTTGCGTGTAAACGACCATGATACACTTTACCATCAATAACCACATACGGCGCAGAGGAATCCAGCCTGTCAGTTTCAATTAACAAGTACGTTCCTTGTTCGTCGTTTAAAAGGCGGATAACGGTGTAAAGTTTGCCGTCATTTTTCGCTTCAATTTTCATGGACTGCTCCAATCTCTTTTAGGATTTTGTGTGCCTCTTCAATATACCAAGTGTGGTTAATATCGTCTGGAAATTCACTTGGTAATGTCAGGCATGGTTTAGCCCCGTCTGTTCGAGGTACTTTCTTTCCAGACTTAGCATAAACAATTTCGCCGTCCATATTGTTTGCGTAATACCAACGGATAGATTTACCTAAATAGTCCGTTTTGTCAGGATACACTTTAACCGCCCCGCCCGTAACACTACGGACGGTCAAGAACTTACTGATGTCCTTACAGTTTAAAATGTAATCGTCCACAAGCCTACCTGTGGTTAAATAAGAACACACGGCATCAATGCAGACAATGTTTGTAGGATTTTTCTTCAAACGGTCAGCTAAATTTTTAGTGTCAGACCACGGATTAGCAAACGCGCCTTTGGTTTTAACAGACCCGTCAGGTTTGACCGCGATGTAGTTATTTACATCTCTTGAGTATATAGCGGAATAAACAGTTTCTTCTGTTTGGAAAGCACAATCTATTTCCCACTGTTTAACAATGGCTTCCATTGTATCCTGCATTGTACGTTTACAATGGATAACAATGCCGTCAGTGTTCGCGCTAACCACACGGATTCCGGCTAACTCAAGACGTTCGATTAACATCAACAAAGATAGCTGTCCTGTTAGTGTAGTTTGGATAATAAGTTTAGGAGAATAAACAATAGAATATTTAGAACCAAATTTACCGTAAGAACCGTTAATAACGATTTTAAGACTGTCTGCTACAACCTTATCCCCGCGAGCTTTTGCGTCAACACGGCGATTTACAATGGCACGGTAAATTTGCAGGAATATTGGACCGAGATGTTCAGGGTATAACCCTTGATTAAGAATAATGTATGGATAGAAAGAGGTTACGTCCTTATCCCTGAGAATGTACTCTTCATCCTCTTTTACGCTTTGGCATTTTTCTGTCGAGTGTAACCCACCAATACCCATACGATAGACGGAAGTGTTAATTTCCAGCATGAGGTTTTTAATGGACGGCGGCAAGTCGATAGAACCACTTTCGCCAACTTCAAAAACGCTGTTTTGGATAATCTGTAACGCCCTTTGCATTAACGGCGTTTGGAACTTGATAAAGTGCGGCGTGTCATACCTGTATTGAGTACCAACGGGAATCTCAACACGTTTCGCCCGCCTACCTGTTGCGCGGTAATATTCGGCGGCAATAACCGCTTCAGCAATTTGCGCGTCTGATTTGGAACGCAAGTCCACGCCCTCTTCGTTGGACATGGCATAACGCAGATTTAAATGTTCTTGAAGTGTTTGGTGTAGAAAACCTGTGGCTACTAAGTCGGCTTCCACGTTATACCATTTAACAATGTCCATTTGTTCGCGGGACAAGTTTTGGTTAACTTCAAACGGCAAGTCCTCAAGACGTGGCGTGTGCAAACGTCCACCGTAAATTTTAAGGGAAGAGAAAGAGGGTGCAACTTCGATAAGGTCAATATTATCCCAAGCTGGCATTTTAACGCCAAAATGTTTTAAGACATCCGATGGGCGCATTTGCTGGGCGACAATCATATCACTGGCTTGTTTGAGCAAGCCGTTATTTGCTCCATTTACGGCAAGGGCGGTGATTGGTAAGTCATAATTCAAGCTATTGAAGCCAACTGTGGTAAAATTATCCAGAATCCACTTCAGCTTACCAGCTTCAAAATTACTGTCCTTTGTCATTTCAAAATAGACGAGTTTGCCAGAAACAACGCTACGGAAAGAGGCGAGGAAGTAGTTAGGGTACGTTTCAATGTCGAACAACAAGCGTTCTTTGTTACCACAAGCAGCAAGCAGTTCCATGTCGTTCATCAACGGAACTTGCATATTTTGCGCTTCTTCTAAATTGGGTAAATAGTCCGGCGATAACCACACTGGTTCAGGCGGTTCAACTTTTGCTTTTACTTTTTGCTTTTTCTTTTCAGAACGTATAACGTGAGGAACATCTTCCCAAAATAAACCAACTGCATCTTTTCTCATTCTTTCATTCCAATAATCAAACCGCGTAAATTGTCCCCAAAGAACGCGCAAGGTTTAGGATACGTTGTAAGGTCTATCTGCTTCGCTACACCTTTTAAGAGGGCGAACATTTCATGGCGATAAATACCTTTTAAGGTTTGGTCGCTTATGGCGTATGTTGCACCTGTGGTTAAATCGGATTCAGTGGACATAATGCCGTTTGCAAAATGGATTTTGCCAAACTTACCGACAAAAGGTTTGATTGTTTCCAAGCCCTCAAATACGTCCTCATTTAAAGAGTGAGGATTGCTTTTCTGTCCGTCCAGCAAAGCAACGTAATCAGGGCAGCCATCCTCAAGTAATTGAGTTCTTAACCATCTGTCACCACTGTAAACGAAAGTAATACTATTGTCGTGAAGCATCATTCCCATCGGTGCTTCCTTAATGCGTAACATTTCTTTTACGGCAGCACTTGGAATATTCACACGTTTTGGAAACGGCGTACCGAGCCAGTATTGGACAAGGCAGACGTTATTTGTGGCAAAAGCGGAAGAACTGTCCAACAATACACCCATACCCCACGCACGAGAAGCATCGTTACCAATAAAAGGTAAAAGGACTTGGAAAGCCTTTACCACATCTTCGCCGTTAATGGGAACTTCCACACCCTCAGGATGAATACCTAACCACTCGCCATCCAAGCAGTTAACAAAGGCTTTAAACTTGCCAGATTGGATTCGCAAGCGATTAGTTTCTGTCATTGTAATGCTGACAGTGTCCTCGCATTTGGAAATAGCCTTAACCATGTCGGCGGCTTTTGGTTTACAGTCGATATCGAGAGGTATTGGACAGGATAAAGCAAGCTGTCCGTTAAAAGCGGTAATGCGTCCGCTTTTGATTTCAAAGTGCGTCATTTCAGGAACAAAATCCTTTTTAGCAACAGCACCCTGAACAAATTTTAAAGAGTTAAGCATGGACGTGGCCTTTTAAGATATTTGTCAAGGTAGAAGCCCATTTTTTTGCAGACTTATAATCTCCAAATTTTTTAGAAAATAATACTACTTCATCTCCGTAAATATTGGCGATGTATTCACCGTAACCTGCTTTAAAAACTTCATAAGAAACTTTAACTCTTGCGTCAAATAACATTAAAATAACTCCTGATTGTGGGCTTGGAAATGGTTGTAATCGTTTGCAGCATTCATCATTGCATTAATTACACCATACGCCCAAAGATTGTAAGCCATGCGACTTTGATAAACTGTCGACAATCTTTCGTAAGTAAATCCTGCACGTTCCAAAGCCTCTAAAACTTTGTCCTGTTCAGCAGGCGTTAATGTAGACAAGTGCATACCAGCGTCATGTCGTTGTGGGGATTTATCGGATATCGCTATTGGTCCGAATTCCGGCGTTACAATAGAACCGAACGAACCTGTTTGAATCCAAGAAGACGAGTCACAACTCCACCACGGATATCGTTCCATGATTGGAATAGAGGTAATACCGAAGCCATGCACTTTTATGCGAGGGCGTCCTGAACCATCAACAAGGAACTTGTCCCAAACCCTGTCTAACCACAACATAAGCTGTTTAGTGGAACTTCCTACCATGCCACCTAAGCTGATGTAGTCGTAGTTTTGGATATACCATTCCAAATAACGTTCGTCCTCGCCTGCGTGGAAGCACGGCATAGGTTTCACACCCAACGCTTCCATAGACAACTGGTTACGATACGTCTCTAAAGGGTCACCGATACCGTCCAATACGGCAGCCATTAAAACGCCGTCCTCAACACGAAGAATGTCGATATTGCGTTTGATATAGTCCACATACGTTGGTAAATGGATTTTTGCGCCCAATGTGTACGCGGAGAACGCGCCACTGTCAAGAAATATCTTTGCGCCGTCCTCGCGCATACCTTTCACATATTTGTCTTTCCAAACATAGTGGTAGGATTCAAGAATGTTTGGTAAATTGGATACGATATTACGTTCATGTTCGTTTAGCACGTCCCAACGAATAGGGCTGTGCATACCTGGAACATATTCGTTCGTATATACGGCAGCCGTGTATAACTTCATTTGACATCCTCATATAATTAACGGCATAAAGGTATTATGCCGTTAATCCGTTTAAATCGCAAGTATCAGTTTGCCAAGTTTAAAAACTCGGCGCGTGTTTGGGGTTCATCACGAATTGCACCACGCAACGCCGAAGTAATTGTTTCAGCACCTTGCGTCTCAATACCGCGACTTTCCATGCACATATGACGGCATTTAATAAGCACACCCACGCCCAACGGCTGCAGATGCTCTTCAATAGCGTCAGCGATTTGCTGTGTCAAGCGTTCCTGCACTTGCAAACGGCGGGCGAAGATATTAGCTACACGTTTGAGCTTTGACAAACCGACAACTTTACCGTTTGGAATGTAGGCAATGGTTACAGTACCAAAGAACGGCGCAAGGTGATGCTCGCAATGGCTGTAAATCGGCATATCCTTAACGATAACCATTTGGTCGTATTTTTCCGCCCCGTCCTCAAACACTTTAAGAACGTCCGCAGGGTTTTGGTTGTAACCTTGCGTCCAAAATTCCCATGCTTTTAAGGCGCGGGCAGGCGTTTCAATCAGACCACCACGTTCAGGGTTCTCGCCAATAACTCTTAAAAGGTCTCGAAAAACCTTTTCCTCTTTAGGACGAAAATCGCCTTTAGAGGATGTTTTGCAGTTTTCACACATAGTTGTTCCTTAATCCATAAACGGCATTAAGCCGCGAGATTGTTGAGATTTATCTGTGGTTACTGTTGCAGAACATTTTCGTGTCTCTTCAATAGTAACTTGAGTTACCGTCACGCCTGTTCCTTTTAATTGAGCAGGGGCAACGACTTTAATCAAATGTTCGGCAAGGTTTTCCGCAGTAGGATTGAAATCCAACCAAACAAGGGATTCGTTGAAATGCTGGCGGTCTTCTTGCGATTGTTCGTCGTCATTGTTAACCGAACAGTGAATGCCATACATTAAGGCATCGTTTTCCCAAACCAGGAACTTGTGGTCCCAGTTCTTTTCTAACCACATACAAAGGCGGTCTTTTATAACTGAGAAATCAATCACACGACCCAAATCGTCCAGCTTTTCAGCTTCGCAAGTGAAGTGAATACGATAGTTATGGCCGTGTAGATGGCGGCATTTACCCTCATGACCTACGACACGATGTCCGGCACAAATGTCGTGGTAACGGGTGATGGACGTTTTACTCATTATTCGCTTCTTTCTGCCGTTGCAACGTGACGACCTGTTAAAAGTTTAACTTCACATTTAATGGCGTTAGGATATGTTTCCAACACGTCCTTAGCAATGTCCTCCATGAACATACGCTTCATAGAATAATTCTTGCGTAACTCTTTACGCACTTTGAACAATTCTTCAAAACCGTCAAAAGTTACATAAATGTAAATAACGTCCGGCAAAACCGCCAAAGGACAACGAGTGATAATCGGCAACCATGTAGACACGCGAGTTGTCATTTTAGGATTAGACATAATAACACGCTCCATAAAACGGCTAAGAATAAGCCAAGATAAAAAGATGAGTTGAAGAATTCCCATTCAGGCATAAAACTAAACCTTTTGGGGAGCGGGTATAGTAACACACTTCCCCACTCTTTGCCATGCGTAAATAAATCCAAATAGAGATGGCTCAAATACGCTAAAAATAACCCTGCATTGCCGTAAAGGGCATAGCCTGCTATACCCACAATAACAGCCGCTGCTAGGCTGTGTGTTGCATTGTAGGCGGGCGGCGGGCTTGGGTAACGCTTTACCCGCATAATAGGCAAATCGGCGGCAATGCCCGCTATTGCGCCTGCAATGGGGTGTCCAAAAAAGCTCCCCGTGTATGCACCTACAACGGCGTGAGTGGTGATGTCCATTTAAATACCGATAATCGCTTGAGTTTCGTCAAACAGTTCTTCGCGGTAGTTTTTAGTTGTCGGCATCGGCATTACGCCCTCGACAACAGCGCGAACAACCAACGGGTCAGGCAATCCTGCTTCTAAAAACCCTTGCGCCCGCAGGATATTACTGTGGTTATTATCGGTTGGCGGGTATTTGCCGTCATAAGACGTGTGAGAATATGCCAACGCTTTCCAGCAATCTGGCATCTCATACGCCATTTCGACTGTTTCGCATTTAGTGTTGTAAAGTAAAGGTGCAACAACTTGGAAATTATCTACACCCAAAGATGTGCTGGCGGCATGGTTAAATGCTTCCAGGAACTGGGCTGTACAATCTGGATAGTTTGCATTGTCCGTTGCACAAATACCTGTAACCAATGTATCACAACCGAGATAGATTGCGCGGTTCATTGCGATTGTGAAGAACAGCATATTACGCATCGGAACAAAAGTAGATTCGACTTTCTTACCGACAGTTTTTTCCATTTGTTCAAACGATTCGTATTTTTCCAATTTTGTATCGGAAGTCAACGGGCTTGTGGATTTCAGGCAGTTCGGAATTTCAACAAATTCGTGGGATTCAACACCTGCAATCTCTGCAACCTTTTCCGCAGCGTCGAGTTCGATAACGTGGCGTTGTCCGTAGTAAAACGTCACGGCGTGTACTTCGTCAAAGTTCTTTTTCGCCCAGAAAAGGCAAGTGGTGGAATCTTGTCCACCGGACAGAATCACTAATGCTTTACTCATTGTGGTTACTCCATGTTGATAATCTTGTGAGTTTGGATTTGAAGCGTATAACCGCCTTTAAGACAGCTATTAATAGCTTCTTGTAAGTTCAATTTGTTCTTGACTTCGTCTTGTTCGTCCATTGGTTGAACGTAAACTGTTTGTACAAAGTCATGGGACGGACGTGCAACTCTTACACCAACAGGATGGTCTAAGCTGTGGATAGGTAAGTAGTCCATTGGATCCACGTCATTGTGCTTAATCACATACTTAAGGGCGCAGGCGTATTTACGAATCAGAGGATTGATTCCTCCAGATTTAGGGGAACAAACAATATAAACGGCGGATATACCTTGAACGTTCACGTTTGTTACAAACGAAGAATAGTGATAATTCTCTTCCACACCATTGTCGAATGGAACAGGTGGCAGTGTGCCGTTTGTTTCAATCTGGACTTTCATACCCATTTTAACAAGCAGTTCCAAAAGATAACGAATGTTGTATTGACGGAATGGTTCGCCGCCTGTGATAACCACAAGGTTATCCTTAGTTGTCATTTCAAGAATTTTAGAAACAATTTCTTGTGCGGACATAAAGTGGCGTTGGGACGTGTAGTCTGTGTCGCAGCCTGGACACTGTAAGTTACAACCTGCTAAACGGACAAATACGGCAGGACGGCCTGTAAACGGACCTTCACCTTGAATTGTGTAGAAGATAGAATGAACTGCAATAGCTCGATGGTCTGGTTGGAAAAACTTCTCAATAGGTTGAATGTTTATCATTTCTATAACCTTTATTCACGATTAAGGTGCGTGGGTTTCATAGGGTTTCACACGCCTTAAACTAATCTACCGGATTATTGTTGCGGTTCGCTTTTTTCCAGGTTCACGCCTTGCACGGGAGCTTTTTCAGCTTCAGCTTTGGCAGCAGCTTTTGCTTCTGCTTCAGCTTGCTTTTTAGCAGCCTTTTCAGCTTCTTTTGCTTCTTTGGCAGCTTGGGGGGC